ATGACGACTCTTATATGTCCAAAAAATTTTTGCATCTACTCAGACGATGATCGGGCTGCGGTGCTTAATTTCTTGAACATGATAGATACTCTTGTGGTTAAACAAGAAAGAGATACAACGATTGATCTCAGTAAAGTTGAGTATGCTTCTGCTGCAGCGACAGTCTTGTTATTTGCAATTGTTAATCGAGCCCAACTTTTAACCCAATCACCCGGTATTATTCGTTTTAAATTCCCCAAAAAAGAGACTAACCCTACTGGGCATCGGTGGATAGTCAGCACAGGGCTATCCAAGGCTTTGGTGGCTGGGACACTAGATAAGCTGCAAAAACTCACCAAAGAATCAAGGTATTATCAATCGTCGGTTGAGCCTTTTGAGCACTGGGTTAGCACTCTCAGCCAGATTCAGCGACAAGCTTTGCTTGGCGAAAATGCTTTTACATTAATGAGTCGAGCATTGAACGAAGCTATCCTTAACGTTTCCTATCATGCGTATGATGAGGCTAAATTTGTTAGCCAGCTAGACGTTTTGGGTGGAAAGAGGTGGTGGCAATGCTGCTGGTACAACCGTGAAGAAAACACAGTAGTTTTCATTATTTGTGATTTGGGGTTGGGTATTCACGAAACTTTTGCTAACTCTGTTAAAGAGGCAAAAACGTTGACGGAACCACAGTCTGTGAGCTTAGCGCTATCTTCTGGTATGTCTCGCTATTTAAACGCTGGACGAGGCAATGGTTCAGAGGATATAAAAAGACCTATAGGTTCTGGTTGCGAAGATTCTGAAACGCTTTTGGTCCTAACCGGACACGCGAGATATATCTATAATTCTAATGATCAGGAGCCAGTTTGTGAATGGCTTCCAGAACACATACCAGGAACGTTGATCGAATGGTCACTGGTTCCAAGGGGAGGGGAAGATGGTTAACATCAACATAGCGAAGGACTTTTCTCGAACACCTTTTGGTCGTTTCGTGACTGACAGTCCTTTTAGTGCTGAAAAATTCAGGAAAGAATTTTTAGTGCCGGCGTTACGCTCAGGTGAGCAAGAAGTGGTTGTTGACTTTAGTGGTATAGCGTTGGGCGTTGGCTCCTCTTTTCTTGAGGAAGCTTTTGGTGGCCTTGTGCGTAAAGAAGGGTTGCCGAAAGGTGGCATAAAGAGCCGGCTTGTCATCAAAGGGGATATGCCTTTTTACAAAGAACAGATTGAACGTTTCATTGATAGTGCGGAACCAGAGAAACTATAAGGCGCTACGTTTTGATTCAAAACCTACCGGAACCGACAGGTTTCTCTGTATACTTGGACTTTGTAACAAAACATGCTTGGATGCTAAGTGTTGTAAGTATATTTTTAGTATTCATCGGATGGAAAGTTACTTACTACAACTCATCCAAGCTTGCTACTCGCTCAGAAAGTAAGGCTCTGATTGATTCGTTTACTAAGTTAATCAATGAGATAGCTGATGCCGCAATTGAATTTTGGCTCCATAAAAGCCAGGTAGATAATATCAGGACGATCCAAAAAGCTGGTTGTGCTCAAGGCATTAAACTGCGTATTAAGCATGACAACACCAAATCCGATCAATTTGTTAACATTGTTTTAGCAAAAACCAGGCTGGTATATCGCTATATGGATATGTTGCGAGAGCGCGATGTTGTCATAGCTCAACCGCTCATCGGTTTTTTGGTCGAAAAAAGCACACTTCAATGTGAATTTGCTGGCAAAATGAGCAGTTCTGACAGAACAATCAGGGCGCAAGAAATAATTGATTCTGCTATAGCCATAATTGATGAGGCTTATACTTCATTTCAGGTCACGCACCCCCCCTCAAAACCTTTCCAAATTCGTAAAAGTATAAAGGTTTTTTTTGATCGTGTAGAAAAGTGGCATGATACTTTTTAGTGGAAGCAGATGTTCTTTATGATTTCAACTCTGCTTCACGTTTATGCAAGCACTGTTGTCCTGTCAATCTTCCTCTGCATCGCTCAAAAATGGCACTTCGAGAGACGGCGAAATTTTAATTTTTCTGACCTGCCCCCACGATTAGATACAACACTCAGTTAGTAACGTCGGAATCTTCATTCTCAGAATGACCCTTTCTCCAGCCCGCTGCAAATTCAGACGGTGTCTGATAATTCAGCGTGGAGTGCGGGCGGCATTCGTTATAATCCTGCCGCCAGTCATTAATAATTTTCCTAGCATGAACGATATCGCTGAACCAGTGCTCATTCAAACATTCATCGCGAAATCGTCCGTTAAAGCTCTCAATAAATCCGTTCTGCGTTGGCTTGCCCGGCTGGATTAAGCGCAACTCAACACCATGCTCAAAGGCCCATTGATCCAGTGCACGGCAAGTGAACTCCGGCCCCTGGTCAGTTCTTATCGTCGCCGGATAGCCTCGAAACAGTGCAATGCTGTCCAGAATACGCGTGACCTGAACGCCTGAAATCCCAAAGGCAACAGTGACCGTCAGGCATTCCTTTGTGAAATCATCGACGCAGGTAAGACACTTGATCCTGCGACCGGTGGAAAGTGCGTCCATGACGAAATCCATCGACCAGGTCAGATTGGGCGCCGCCGGACGGAGCAGCGGCAGACGTTCTGTTGCCAGCCCTTTACGACGTCTTCTGCGTTTTACGCCCAGGCCACTGAGGTGATAAAGCCGGTACACGCGCTTATGATTAACATGAAGCCCTTCACGGCGCAGCAACTGCCAAATACGACGGTAGCCAAAACGCCTGCGCTCCAGTGCCAGCTCAGTGATGCGCCCTGATAAATGCGCATCAGCAGCCGGACGGTGAGCCTCATAGCGGCAGGTCGACAGGGATAAACCTGTGAGTCTGCAGGCACGACGTTGCGACAGACCGATCGCATCACACATCAACATCACGGCTTCCCGCTTCTGGTCTGTCGTCAGTACTTTCGCCCAAGAGCCACCTGAAGCGCCTCTTTATCCAGCATGGCTTCGGCAAGCAGCTTCTTGAGTCTGGCGTTCTCTTCCTCAAGCGACTTCAGGCGCTTAACTTCAGGCACCTCCATACCGCCATACTTCTTACGCCAGGTGTAAAACGTGGCATCGGAAATGGCATGCTTGCGGCAGAGTTCACGGGCGGGTACCCCAGCTTCGGCTTCGCGGAGAATACTGATGATCTGTTCGTCGGAAAAACGCTTCTTCATGGGGATGTCCTCATGTGGCTTATGAAGACATTACTAACATCGGGGTGTACTAATCAACGGGGAGCAGGTCATTTCTATCATAAACCAGCACTTGGCTTTCCGTCTTGTGACCGCTGAAAAGCTGTTTATCTTTGCTGGATCCTTCGTAATCGGAAATGGCTTTTGCTTTCACGTCATGGTAAGTGCCTGGTATCGTTCTACCCAAAGAAATCGCCGCTGCCTTCTTCGCTTTATTCCACCAGGTGTTAAACGTTTTACGGTTTAGCTTTCCTCCACTCGGACCTGGAATCACCAGACCACTGGAGCGATCGCCCGGTAATGACCTTGCGAGCTCAATAGCCGCCCTGAGACGCGGACTCCATTTCTTGATTTGTTTTTTCCCGGTTTTATTTTGCTCAATAAAAATCCCCGTCTCGAGAATATCCGACCACAAGAGAGCGAATACATCGCCCTCTCGAGCCGCGCAAAGATAAGAAATCTCCATGGCAACTTTTATCTCTGTCCTACCAGCAGCATAAATTGCGTAATAATCCTCGTCCGGTATATAGACATCCCGAGACTTAAGCGAAAATTTACGAATCCCCTTACACGGATTGCCTTTTACAAAACCTCTTTCAAATCCCCAGCCAAATACGCGTGACATACTCGCCACTTCCTGATTCGCCTGGTTTTTGCTGCTCATACCTCGGCGGTCCATAAAAATACGAACCTGTTCAATTTTGATATCGTCCGCTTTCATTTTTCCAAAAACTGCCAGTAACTGTTTCTGGTGCTGGCTGTAGTCGGATTGCGTTCTGGGGGCCAGCTCGGTGAACGTTGGGCTAGAAAGGAACATCCCCCACAACTTTGCAAACGTCATAACGTCATGGCGCTTTGCTTTTTCCTCTTCATACCTCTTCCAGAGTGTTGAGATATTCGTTTCACGAATTTTTCCCAGCGTAATACTTAATTTTGTGCCTTTAGGCTTCCAGACGTAGCTGTACTTATTTTTTGTTACTCTTGGCGGCAGATGGATATCTGTTGGATCTTTTCGTGGTCGGCCCATTGATTGCGTCGTAATTAGGTTCTGTAGCGACATATTCATCAACCTTAGGTAATTCAGTTATTCCGGGCGAAAGATTGCGACGCAACACGATTGGGCGGTTCCGCCCATCGGTGGTGAACGGAATGCCATGGCAACGCAACTGCCGTTGCTGATGCGTATAGCGCGAGTAGCCAGTAATCTCTGCAATTTCCTGAGGCGACAGCGTAAGTTCATGCATCGGTCATTTCTCTTTCTGACCAGCCAGTAAACGATACCTGGCCGGGGAGTTAATTGGTGATATTCGAAAATCAGTTTGCAGTCAGGCGCTGCCAGATAGCTGAAACGTATTTGACCTGGTGGCGGGCGTCGTCCGACGCGTTATGCATGTCGCCCTCGAATGGTATTTCATAGCGAGGATTCATACCGATTGTTTTGCCCAGCTCGACAATGGTGCGCACGTCGCGGTCATTCCAGAACGGTATGCAAAGCTCCGCGCCAACTTGCTCGTACGCCCGCCGCAAAATGACGTTATCGAATGAACTGCCGTTACCCCACAATTGCACCGATTTAATCCCGTTAGTGGAGTTGTCGTGTACAAACTCATCAAATTTATCGATCGCGTCCATCAGCGAAATGGCATCACCGCCGGTAATCGCCGCGCGCGCTTCTGCTGACTGTTTCATCCACCAGATTATTGTTGCGGCGTCGGGTTTCGCGCCGAAATCCATTGCTGATTCGAGGCTGACAATCTGATAGAACTCTGGACCTGTTTTACCTGTTCCCGGATCGAAAAACACTGCGCCGATGGCGATAATCGGTGCTTCCGGATTGTTCCCCATAGTTTCCAGGTCAACCATCACATGCGTCATCAGGGCGAATGATTCGTCATCGTTAATTTGATGTCCGGTATCAATATTATTATCTACGGCAGTTGCCTGTGGACGAGCTGCAGCACCGCTTTCACTTGACACATTTTCTGCTTCGCCCGGCGGTACCGCAGAATCAGTCTGGGTTTCATCACGGCCAGTTTCTTCCATCTGCACATCGTCGGCAGCCTCGTTCTGTAGTGTGGTTGTGCTGGTGGCGGATTGGTGGCCCATCAGGTTATCGATGGAGAAAATGCCCGCGCCGAGATTAGCAACGTCCGATTTTGTTGCGGCCGTCGCCTCAGGTTTGCTAGCTGCTACCAGTTTCCCTACAACAGCAAATCCTGTTTCCAGATTATCGAGGCTCTCAACCGGTTCGGTGCCCTGAATCACCGCAGCGACGACGGAGGCGCTGTTAACCTGCCGGGCTGCGGCCAGGGTTTCAGCGGTTGGTGCATCGTGGTTGCTTTCAGCCAGACTTTTGTTGATGTATCGATTTAGAAGCGCCGGGAAGCGATGGACGTCTTCGGCGGCGCCGCGGATGAGTGCGAAAATTGCAGCACGTGAGAAATCAAGAACACCCGGTGTCTTGCGCAAAGCCGCAGACCACTCTTTAAATGGACTTTCTTTGTTGCTGACGATTTCTTTTGCGCGACGGTGGATAGATGCCGGGAAATTGTAAATGTCGAAATCCATCGGTAGCGTCGCCAGGGCTATCTCAATGTCCAGCGTATCCAGAGTATGGATGTAGTCTGGATTGCGGTCTGTTGGAATGCCGCCACCCGCATTCGTGTTGGCATCAGTATGTTGAATAGCGGCAACGCGTTTGCCAGCCAGCCACTCTTTAACCAGTAAGCCCCGGTCAATATGATGGGTTGCTGCCCATGCCTGCATGAACCGCAAAACCACGCCGAGTTCATGACGTGCCGAAGGGGCAAATACTTTTTTTACAGCGTCAGTGAGCTTCCAGATCTCTTGCCAGGAATATTTTTTTGCCTCTGCCACATTCTCGGCGGCCAGCATCAGATTTTGAACATAATGGTTATCAACGTCGAGCATGAGATCGGAGATCATGATCCGCTGGTCAGCGGTGACGTGATGGGCAAACTCATCGCAGATGTAAGCGGCAAGGATCTGCTGGCGGAATCCCAGTTGTGCCGCCGGATGCTCCATCGTATCGGTAACGTCCTCGCTCCGGGTTACAGGTTCTTTGGCTGGTAATTTGCCGCTTTGCCAGGCTTCCACCAACTGATTGCGGGAATCCGGTTCAGCAGCGATCCAGTCCGTCACAAACTCAACCAGCAGCGTCGGGGCGTGTTCTCCATCCTGAGGAAATACAGATTTAACTGCCTGCACAAGTTTCCACTCGGCGTGCAGGGACAGGTCGGCAAATTCAGCAACGTCACTGATGGCCTGCATCAGGTTCCGCATGTAGGCGTTAACGGTTTTGAGAGTCGATTCACCGGAAGCCAGTTCGCTGGCGGTAATCTGCTGCGCCTTCGTGATATGGGTCTGGTATTTATCATTCAGCAGGTGAATGGCGATGCGAACGGCCAGCCCGCGGTTTTCCAGGGGAACATTTGCTTCGTCAGATATAGTCGGGAGTGCTTCTTTCACAACTGAAACGGGCGTGTCCGTGCTGGTGGTTGTTTGCGGTTCCGGCGCCGGCCTGGAAATTAGCTTCCAGGAACGGCCATCTTCGTTGAGTTCGTAGCGGTCGCACCAGGTATCGTCCAGTTTGCCTTCTTCCGGTAAGTCATCAACAACAAACCAGTCAGTCCGGACCGGCTGCAGATAAGGTGCGCCGCGCCCGGTTTCGATTTCTGCATCTTCAAGAATGTTGGCAATTTCGCGTTCAGCGCGGGAATCGGATTTTGCAGATAGCCAGCAAAAAAGGTGTTTAGCGTCAGTCGCTTTGGCTTTCGCTTTAATCAAAAACGCGTATGTCTGCATTGCGTTCGGGCTCCTAAAGGTTGTAAGATTCCCGGCAGCTAATGGTTAGCCGCCTGCGGTTGGTCATTGGTCAAAACTCGTTCCGGAAAGCTTTGGTCGGCTGACCGGGTACTTAACCCGCCTTGCGCGGGTTTTGTGCTTTATGGGGTACTGATTTTTGCGTCGGACAGTTGCGAGATGAGAACACTGTCGAGCGCAACCAGAACCGGGTCGAAAATGCTACTGGGCGGAATAATGGTTACAGCGCGGATCACTTCCGCAACGCTGGTTTCGGACTCAGGCTTGCAAAGGTGGTAGCCGCCTCCCGGCCCTTTTTGACCACGCACGATTTTGGCTTTCCCCAGCTTTGATACGATCTGTTCAACGTAAGACGGGGAAAGCTTCAGTTCGCTACTGATGGTCGCAACAGTGACTGGTGCGCCGGTATAAAGCTTTTTCATTACAGCGACGACGCGCACTGAGGCAATGATACGTTTCATTCCAAATTCCATCGTTTATCTCCGGCTCGTCATTGGTCAAAACTCGTTTAAAAATGAACTGCAGGCTGTTGGTCGGCAGCCGAAATACTCACCGGGAAGCATTCGCCTTTAACACTTTGCTCCGTTGCGGCGGCATTACAGTCACCTTCGGTTTGATACACACCCAGCGGGGTATCAGAACACTCGCCAGTCAGCGCACAAACGGTGATGACTAAATAAAAAAACGTGCTCACGCCTTAATCTCCGGGTTGCCTTTCTGTGCCAGGAAATAGCAGAACTGGCGAACGCGAGCTACAACCCAATTCAACTTCACGGCCTGAATGCCAACAGAGACGCGTGCGAAATCCTTCATTGTTTTTTCTCCCCTTTGATGAGGTTCATGTCGAGTGTGTGCCTGTGTCGCTGGCGAGCGGAACGGGTAAAGCCTGCTGCGCATTGATTGCGTGTGCTTTGCTGGTGGGTCAGTAACGCGTTGGTCATAGCGCTCATCCCCTATAACTCGAAATTCAGGGTGAGAACTGATACTGACTCACCGCAAAGCACACTCTTAGCCATCTCATCCGGTGTTTCGTATGCCGCCGGCAGCTACTTCGTGGGCGTCCTGCCTCGGTGACTGTGTTATCATATAAACCCATTTCGTGATTTTTTGCAAATGCAAAATGAGTTTACCTTCTGTCGGGGTGAATGAGAATTTTATTGGCGGCGAAAAAAATCCCGCCATGAGCGGGATTTGAGTTCAAGATGGGTGAGAGTTAGGGTTTTTTCTTTTTAAAATTTTCATCATTCGTAACATACTGGAAGGAGTCAAGAATGAGGCCAGAAATTCGCAGAATGTCCTCGGGTTTATCAAGGTAAATTCTTGCACCATCGTGCTCTAAGCCAGCCCTTGATACCTCATTGAGCAATATCGGGGTTAGTTCAATAGGGAGTTGTATAGACGATCTGTTCTTTTTGTCATAATACCTAACAATCCATCTATTGGTTTTTCCTTGATATAGAGCACTATAGTAAGATTCGGTATCCTTAGGCTGTATATCTTTTTCAGAGCCAATAATGGAAACAATTTTATCAAACAAAGAGCGTTCATTTGGGGTCGTTATAATATTAGGGTTGTCAGGGTCAACATGGTTTTTGTTCTCGTCGATGATTACAGCGTCATCCACCCCTTGCTTGGCTAACTCATCACTAATAGATGATTGATTAGCCGATAATCCTGAGACAACCATAGCACTAACTGAACGCTGTACCGCTTCTCTCACTAATGGCGTAACTGTATCGATAAACCTTTGATTTAGTTGGCGTCCAATATTAGCTCTAGAGGCCACATATCGAACAAATTCAGAATCTACCTCTTTTAAACTTGAACTAATTACTTTGGAAAAAGATGATATATAGACACTTTCTTCTGCGAGAGTTCTCAAAGCCTCTGGCTTGAACTTATCATGACGGAATCTAAAAAGCTGCTCTGCATCCGCGTCCGTTATATCATCCATTACGATTCTTAAAAATGGAGTCGGATCCATGATGTTTTTTTCTTGAAGATCCGTAAAAAATCTCCATTCTTTGCCGTTTGTAATTGCCGAAATGGTTACTTCTGGGGTGCAATTAAAATACCGTGAAAGCTGCGGGCAATGATTATCAATTTTTTCTTTAAAGCATTTTGCCTCAATAAACATCACCGGAACACCTTGGCAGAAGAGTGCATAATCTACTCGCTCTCCGACCTTCACTCCCGGGAAATCCGCTCCGTATTCGGCCTTAACCTTCTGAGGATCGTAAGCGTTAAAGCCTAATATATCTAGAAAAGGGAGTATTAGTGCTTGCTTTGTTGTCTCCTCTGTTGTGCAGTGCACTCCGACGTTTTTTATATGTTCTATGTGATTTTTTAGTCTTGCTTTGAAATTTTCCATTTCATGTCCATTAATTGATGTTTGCCGGAGCACTATTCAACTAATCCATCTTTGTGAAACGGCCTCGAAGATATTTTTCGACATAATCATCGATCTCTTTCAATCTGATGCGAAATAGATCAATCATTTTGTCTTGATCCGATTCAGGGAGTTGTTTGAATAGCTCGAGTAGTTTTCTTTCTTTTTCCTGGAGCAAGATATCAAGTGAGCTGGTTTGTTCACCAAACATTATTTCCGCGGGAGACATGTCAAGCGCCCGAGATAAAATTATCGCATCATCGGCTCCTACACCACGAGCACCAGACTCATAATTCCCGATTCTAGATTGCGCCCAGCCACACATCTCAGCCAAGGTTTTCTGAGATATTCCCCTCTTTTCACGCGCTTTTTTGATGCGCGCTGCAATCTCTTCATTTGTACTCATTCTCGTTTTTTACCACGCGCCGTGTTATCAATCAAAAGGCAATATGTGTTGACATCTAAACACATCATGTGTTTTTATCCTTGTGCTTGAAATCACATGAGGTATCCCATGAATCATTTATCCAAGGTGCGCAAGTCCATAGGGCTAACTCAGAGCCAGCTCGCTTGCCTATGTGGATGGAAACAATCACGCATCGCTAACTATGAAATAGGGATTCGCAAGCCTGGTTTGAATGAATGCCGGGCCATTATCAATGCACTCAACAAAAGCGGAGCTAAATGCTCATTAGATACTGTTTTTCCACCTATCAATGGGGTTTAACCATGCACTCAATCTCATTTGATCACCCTAACAAAAGTTCGCCTTTGTTTCTGAAACCAAAGAATCAGATTGAACCGCGGCGCCGGGACAACCTGAAACGGATGGCGATCAATACCGCCGTCAGCGAATGGGAAAAAACGTTGCCGGGTCAGGCTCAGGAACAGATAGCGCGGCTGGTGGCGGAAGAATGGAAACGCACTGGCGGCAAGGGGATCACAGTCAACAAGCTGAACCTGTTCCGCTATCTGCGTAACGAAAACGGATCCGAAAAATACAACCGCTATGTCATGCAACTGGCCCCGGCGATTTCAGCAGTGATGCCAATCGAGATAGCACGCACTTACGGTCTCCGTTCCGGCAAGACCGAAGCAGAGCTGGTGGCGAGCGCCATCAAGGAATGCGCAGAAGCACACCAGGCAAAGCTGTTGGGCGCACCACTGCAGCGCCTGGAAAAGGAAATTTGGGAAGCGGCCACGTCGCTATACGCGATGCTCCCGAAGGAGGTATCGGAGCCAGCGCTGGCGCTGCTCAGCACTCTGGCGCCGCAGTGTTTTTAAACGAGCTTTGACCAATGACCATAACGTCCGGGCAACCGGGCATCAGGAGTAACCATGGCCGCGCTGCCTTACATGCAACTTTACATTGCTGATTACCTGGCGGACACCATGCATCTGTCCACGGAGGAGCATGGAGCGTATTTGCTTCTCATGTTCAATTACTGGCAAACGGGGAGGGCTATACCAAAAAACCGTCTCGCTAAGATCGCTCGCGTTTCAGATTCGCGCTGGGCTGAGCTTCAAACTGCCCTGAAAGAGTTCTTTGAAGACGACGGAGAAAGCTGGGTTCATTTGCGCATTGAGCGTGACATCGAAACGGTCACGTCATCTTCAAAAAGCAGACCGGCTATTGAGGGGGGAACCTTCTACAAGGGGCATCTGTACTTCATCACTGGCCCTGATCTGGATGTTGTGAAAATCGGGTATTCAAAAAATCCATGGTCACGACTTAGTGAGCTACGTAGTAGCTACGGTAGCTCACTAACCGTAGTAGCTACGATTCGCGTCGTAGCCAAGCCGAAAATTTCCGTAGCTACGGTGCTTTCCGAGTTCAAATCGGAAGGTGACTGGTTTGTTAAAAATAAATGCATTGAACTGTTAATTTCGGGCGTCAAATCTGGAGAAATAACTACTGTAGAAGCTATTTCTCAGTTCGTAGCCGACTACGTTAGCAACTACGACAGCTACGGTAGCCAAGCTACTGTAGTAGCTACGGGAACTACAAATACAGATCCAGATAAAGATACAGATCTAAAAGAAAACCCAGAGAGAGATATACGCGCGCAAGACAATTTTTTCCCACCCATAGGTAAATTCCCGATCACCGAGAACTGGGCGCCAGGCGTTGATTTTGTCGGCCAGGCGGCGCTCTGGGGTATTAATCTCGGTGAAGAGCCGGGTTACACCGACGTTGAATTGCAGCAATTCCGCGACTACTGGAAATGCGAAGGGAAGGTTAAGCACCACATTCAGTGGGAACAAACTTTCGCAACCAGCCTGAAAACATCACGTGCCAAAACTGCAGCCCCGGCGCAAGTCTCGCGTCGTCAGCCTGCCTTTGGCGTTTCGACACCCGACACGGCGATCCCGCCGGGATTCAGGGGGTAACCATGAAATCGACGAGTGACATTCTTGGTCGTCTGCAGCGACTGATCCCGGCAGGTGTTCAGCCGAAATTTACCAGCGCTGCCGAGTTAATGGCCTGGCAACAGGAGGAGGGACGTAAACGAGCTGCGGAACTGGAAAAAGAAAACCAGCGCGCTCGTTCTGAGAAAATTTTTGGCCGGTCTGGTATCTGCGATTTGCACCGGAATTGTACCTTCGCAAATTACCAGGTGATTAACGATGGACAAAAACACGCGCTGACGCTGGCAAAAAGTTATGCCCATAACTTCGGCAGCGGTTTTGCCAGCTTCGTTTTCAGTGGTGGCTGCGGTACCGGAAAAAATCATCTGGCTGCCGCCATCGGTAACTACTTGCTACAGCATAACCACACAGTGCTGGTTGTGACTGTTCCTGACCTGATGCTGCGAGCCCGCAAATGCTATGACGAAGGGCAGTCCGAATCAGTATTGCTCGATGACCTGTGCAGGGTTGACCTGTTGGTGCTGGATGAGGTCGGCGTGCAGCGCGACACCCGAAATGAATGGGTATTGCTGAATCAAATTATCGATCGCCGCCTGGCGGCAATGAAACCTGTGGGGGTACTGACCAACCTGAATTTTGACGAGTTATCAAAAATACTGGGTGAACGGGCTATGGACCGTCTGACCATGGATAACGGCATCTGGGTGAATTTTACCTGGGGGAGTTACCGCAAAAATGTAACCCATTTGCGGATTGTTAAATAACCAAAACGAGTATTGACCAATGACCAAACAAAAACGAATTACCCAGGCTGACCGACTGGTTGTGTATGTCAGCCATCACCCGGGCATTACCACCCCGGAAGTGTGCGACGCGTTTAATTCTGACTCCGGTTCGACGGGGCAGCAACTGGCTGCGTTAGTTCAGCGCGGTGTCATGACCCGCAGCCACAACGGCACCCACTGGGAATATACCGTTGTGCCCGGCAGCGATATCCCCGATATCGAGTTACCGGAACTTGGTCAGAAAGCCGATCCGGAAGTTCTACGGGTGGCGCTTGAAGAGGCTGCTCTGATTGAATCGCGGGGGCACTGGCTGCGCGCTGCTACGAAATACAGCGAGATTATGCGACTGGCAAAGAGCAGTCAGGAGATTCAGGACATTTCCCGATTGCGTAACCGCTGCATTCGCAATGCCCGCGCGCGGAGGGCAGAAGCATGCTGAAACCTGAGCAACGCGCCATCGTTGAATTTCTGGTACGCGAAAAATCCATTTCAACCCGGCAGGTTCGCAGTCTGCTTGGCTGCGACATCAAAGAGGCCTACGACCGCCTGAAACGTCTGGCGCTGGCAGGCATCGTGAAAAACGTTGGGAAACCTCACCACCCTGAATACCGGCTTACACATCGGTGGCGTTCGCGAGTGGCAGCCGCTGCCTGTCCACCAACGCCGCCAACTGTAGCGCAGATTTGCCGCGAAAAATGGCAGGGCTACCAGATTCACAGAATTTTCGGGAGTGCACAAAAATGACCATCGTTGCAAACAAACATGTAGCCCGCGTGGGCCATGAATTTGCAGCCGCAATGACGGCTGACACACCGATTATCGAGATCGCCAAAATGGTGTCTCGTCTTGCTAGCGCCCTCGATAAACAAAGCGAACTGACCGAGCAGTTGGCGATGGAGAACACCATTCTTCTTACTCCCGAAAACTGGTTAAAACATAGCGAGGAAGGTGCAGCGGCGTCCGCAATTGCAGAAGGTAACGGAGCTTCGGAGGACGAGGCGTTGTTGGCTGGAATGAAGGCAATCATAGCTTGCATGCAACCCCTTGCCACATCGGCAGCAATCGCAGCCCTGCGGGAAGAGGCCACAGAGGCGGCATTTAACAGCGATAAACATGCGGCACTTTGCGATAGCGCATACGTATCAGGTATGCAGGCAGGCTGGAGTTTCGGTGTGGGTGAAGATGTGACGGGATTCCAGCAATCTTTGGAGGCATATCGCAAACCAATGCGCGAAGCCTGGCGCCAGCTTCGCGAGAGCAATGGAGCGCAGTCATGAGCATTATTCAAAAAAAACGCGACAGGAAAAAGGACGGTACAAGATTTTTCCACGCCGAAACTGGGCGCATGCTCTGCCGTCTCGATGCGTCGTTAAGCGATTACGATTGGCAAGAGATTCAGGTGCTATTCAATTTTATTTATAACCAGGGGAAAGAGGCCGGCAGCGCAGAACGCGCAGCGGAGATTCGCGAGGCGTTGGGGCTGGAGGCGCATCTATGACACCTGTAAACAAACCATACGTATTGCTACCGAATGAGGTAGAGGCTCGTCGAGCGGGAGGATCGATAATTCATGTTCTTTCCCTTAACGAGGATGGAAAAGCCGAGAGGCTGGCTAAAGCTATCTGTGGCGACGGGCCAAAGGAGGGCTGCACCAGCAGTTTTACTCGTGCGGGGTGGTATGGAGTCACATCCCAGGTGAGTTGTCCAAAGTGCCTTAAAATCCTGGCTGTCCGGGAGGCCGTATGACCAAGCCGCGCTACAGGGTGAAAAAATGGAATGATCTACAGGCGGGGGATGTTGTTGTGCTTTTTTCATTTCGCATTCTTCCAGTCCATTATGTATGTCTCGGTAACCCACGCCCAGATTCATTGTGCATCGGCGAAATCGCGTTCGACTTTAAGCAAGCAGATGACGTTGTCATAAAACGTTCTGCATGTGCAGTGCCAGATGAGGATTGCTACGTGCTGGCTCCTGAATTTCACGATGGTGTAGTCTCGCCCCTCACCGAAGAGCAACGATGGGAACAAATCAGAACTGAATGGGATAGGGAGGTGTTCAGTGAGTGACGCATTACTCGAGTATGCCTACCGCCGGATTGTTGAGCTGGAAAAACTGCTGCTAGTGGATGTTGCCGAAACGGTCTGGCCTGCTGAGGTCAAACTGGTCTATTCGCAAATTGAACGCACCGGGGAACTACCGGCGCATCACCAGAATCGTTTACGCCATCACATCAATCGCATGTGGCTGGAACAAATGCCCGTCCCGGCAATCGTTATTGCTGCCCGTTCGCTGGTCACTGCCATGGAGAAATACGCGTGAGAGAAATCATTGTTGATAATTTTGCTGGCGGCGGCGGGGCGAGTACAGGTATAGAGCTGGCGATTGGCCGCAGCGTGGACATTGCCATAAACCACGACGAGAATGCCGTGGCGATGCACACCACAAACCATCCCGGCACACTGCACTATTGCGAGAGTGTTTTTGACGTAAACCCTCTGGTTGTTACTGCAGGTATGCCCGTGGGGCTGGCATGGTTTAGCCCGGATTGCCGCCATTTTTCCAAAGCAAAAGGCGGCACCCCAGTGGAAAAAGCCATTCGCGGCTTAGCCTGGATTGTTGTTCGCTGGGCGCTGACTGTGCGCCCACGCGTGATGATGTTGGAGAACGTCGAAGAATTTCGCACTTGGGGACCGCTGCTCGCGGCAGAAATGCGGCCGGACCCTGAGCGCGTCGGCGAGACGTTTAATGCGTTTGTCTGCATGCTCTCCGATGGCATCAGCGCCGATCATCCGGCGCTGGCCGAGTGCTGCGAGTTCCTGAATATCGAGCCAAACAGCAAGCAGGCGAAAAAGCTGCTTGCCGGGCTGGGTTATGCGGTCGAACATCGTGAACTGCGCGCATGCGATTACGGCGCGCCGACTATTAGAAAAAGATTCTTCATGGTGATGCGCTGCGACGGCGCCGCAATCTGCTGGCCGGAGCAAACTCACGGGGATCCGAAAACAGCCGCGGTTAAATCAGGTGAGCTTAAACCTTGGAGAACGGCGGCGGAGTGTATCGACTGGTCGATTCCGTGCCCGTCAATTTTCGACCGCAAAAAACCGCTGGCAGACAATACGATGCGCCGTATCGCGAGAGGCATCGAGCGTTTTGTGGTGAACAGCGCAGCGCCGTTTATCGTGAAGTGCAATCACACCAGTACCAAAACGAATTACGACTGTTTCCGGGGCCAGTCGCTGAATGAGCCAACCCAGACCATTACCAAGAAGCACGGCTTTGCGCTGGCCGTTCCGAGCCTGACGAAATTCCGAACCGGAGCAACCGGGCAGGAGGTAACCGAACCGGTACCAACAGTGACAGCCGGCACATCAAAACGCCCTGGCGGAAACGGTCACTCACTCGGTATTGTCGAAGCTGCTATTTCGCCGTTTATCGCTGGCGCTGGTGGCCCGAAATATTCAGCTAAGCCCCGCAGCGTTGAAAACCCGATGCACACACTGTGCAACACTAACCACTCCTGCGTTATTGCACCTGTAATTGCCAGGCAGTTTGGCAACAGCATCGGTCATCGTGCTGACGAGCCCGGCGCAACAGTGACGGCTGGTGGTGGCGGAAAATCGCAACTGGTATCAGCGACGATGATTCAGATGGGTTACGGTGAGCGAAAAGGGCAGGCTCCGAGGATTCTCCAGATTGGGAAGCCGCTTGGTACTGTCACTGCTGGTGGCAATAAGTTCGCCGTGGTGGCGGCCAACCTCGTTAAACATTTTGGCGGGAATTACACGGGGGCGGGGATTGGCCTGGATGAACCAGCTCACACGGTCACCACCACTGACCACCATGCGCTGGTTACGGCGAGCCTCATGGTGAACAACACCGGGCATCCAGGTGGGGTAGTTGACGCACCATCCCATACTATTACGACTGGAAATCACCACGCTTTGATCACATCCAGCGTTATCAAAATGCGCGGTACCAACATTGGACAACCAACCGATACGCCATTGCAGACCGTAACGGCGGGTGGTCTGCACTTTGGTGAGGTGAGGACAATGCTGGCTGAAAACGAATATGACGAACACCGGGCGGGGCAGGTGGCGGCATTCCTGCATAAGTACGGCATCAGCGAGTTTGTAACTATCAAAGACGTGGTTTACCGCATCGTTGATATTGGTATGCGCATGCTGCAGCCGCGCGAGCTGTACCGGGCGCAGGGATTCCCGGAGTGGTACATCATCGACCGCGACTATCGAGGTGTGAAGTACGCCAAAGACAAGCAGGTGGCCCGGTGCGGCAACGCGGTACCGCCGCCGTTCGCCGAAGCGCTGGTGAGGGCTAATCTGCCAGAGATGTGTTCAGCCAAAGAAATGGCCGCATAGTAAACCTCTATGAATTCAACCCGCTACATGCGGGTTTTCTTTTTTATGTTGCCAGCTACCGCATTAACAATTTGTGCCTTCACTGTATTGATCATTCTAATTTATGAGTGTACTGTTTATTTATACAGTATGTACATAGATACAGTTATTGCTCATACAGGAGATCCACCATGGCGAACGATAAGAAAAAAGTTATGAATGAGAAACCTGCCAACCAGGAAGAAAAAGCAAAAGCACTCCAGGCTGCGATGGGACAAATAGAGAAACAGTTTGGTAAGGGCTCAATTATGCGCCTTGGTGAAAACTCAAACCTGATAGTCGAAACGATGTCCAGCGGGTCACTTAGTCTGGATATAGCACTGGGTGGTGGGATCCCGGTAGGCAGGATTATTGAAGTGTATGGCCCCGAATCATCCGGTAAAACCACAGTCGCCCTTTCCGCTATTGCTGCGGCTCAAAAAACGGGTCGGCAGTGTGCTTTCATTGATGCGGAACATGCGCTTGATCCTCGTTATGCGCAAATGCTTGGGGTGGACATCGATAATCTGCTTATTTCGCAACCCGATACGGGTGAGCAGGCTCTGGAAATTACCGACGCTCTGGTGCGCTCTGGCGCCGTGGGCGTGATTGTCGTTGACTCTGTCGCTGCGCTGGTCCCAAAAGCTGAACTTGAGGGCGAAATTGGTGATCCACAAATGGGTATTCAAGCCCGCATGATGGGCCAGGCCATGCGTAAATTAGCTGGCGAAATCAGCAAAACGAAAACAGTGGTGATATTTATCAATCAGTTGAGAATGAAAATTGGCGTCATGTTTGGTAACCCGGAGACCACTACGGGAGGAAACGCGCTGAAATTCTATGCGACCGTTCGCCTGGATGTGCGGGCGACAAACATCAAGGAAGGTGAGCAGATTGTCGGTAAGGATACGACCGTTAAAATTGTAAAAAATAAAGTGGCGCCGCCGTTCAAAAAGGCCTCCTACCGGCTTCTGTTTGGTAAAGGAATATCCCGTACCGATGAAATTCTTGATCTGGGTGTCCAGTTAAAAATCATCCAAAAAATGGGCGCGTGGTACGACTATAACGGCGAAAAAATTGGGAATGGTCGCGGCAATGCGACTAAATGGCTTGAGGAAAACCCAGGTGTTTCCGGCGAGATAGAGTCGCTAATCAGAGAAAATGCGCTGGTGGCGGGAGCTATCCCCTCAGATGTAACCCCTCCTGAAGAAGCAACAGAAGACGCAGAAAACGAATAACCCATATGGTCGTGCGAAACAAGAAGAAGGAGGGGGCATGGATGACTTGCCTGATACCGGTTTTGCAGTGGTACGTTGTGCAGACAGGGCGATAATCGCTTATCTCGAGTCTTTTCCTGACTGCCAGCGTGCCATGATGTATCGCAAAGGCGATATGGTTTCATTCATGCCGCTGATGGAAGATGAGGTTATTGGCACACCTTCAATGTTCACAATGATGCTGGAAAAGGCCGGTTACCGCGTTTGTAACCTTTCTGATATAGTACGTTAGCTGGCCTGAACACCCGGCACCTGCTGCGCCACGGAGAGACACCATGGCGCATACCACCTCAAAAACTGAACTTCCACTGGCTGACACGCGTGAAGACGCAGTTGGCCTTTTGTCGTTGCAAAACCTCCCGCCGCAACAGCAGGAAGTATATGACCTGCTGCTGTTCTGTATCCGGCAGCACGGTTACCCGCCAACCATGAAAGAACTGGCCGGGCTTATTGGCGTCCGTTCTGTTAATGCAGTCGCTGAACACCTCAAAGCGCTTGAGCGAAAAGGGTTAATTACCCAGGTCCCGGGGGCTGCCCGCGGTATAACAATCGTCGGTAACAAGGAGCCTGTTCTTGCGGTGCAGTTGCTGAATGCGTTGTTGAACCACGAACCCGGCGCCCGTGAACGCGCTGAGGAATTTGTCCGACTGTACGAGGGCGGGCAATGAAAAAGGGCTGGTTTACGCATACTGACCTCACGGACGAACAAGCCACTGAGCTGGTGGCCCGCTACACAGCAAAGCACGTCGAAACCGAAAAATGCCTTGCTCCTGACTATAAGAGCTGGATTGTCAGCGCCCGCCTGCCTGAGTCGGACAAGCCGCCGCGCTCTGATAAAACCTACCAGTGGAGGCACTGGGAGTGAGTATGCAAATTTATCCAATCGTGCCGATGGGTAAGCCCCGTATGACTCGCGCCGACAAGTGGAAAAAGCGCCCTGAGGTTATACGTTACCGGGCGTTCTGCGATGAGGTGCGGCTACGTGGCGTAGCCCTGCCTGAGTCTGGTGCGCATGTCACGTTTGTCCTGCCTATGCCCGCCAGTTGGAGCAAAAAGAAACGCCAGCAACATAACGGCCAGCCACACCAGGCTAAGCCTGACTGCGACAACATGCTGAAAGCCCTAATGGATGCGCTCTATGAGGATGATGCGCACATCTGGGATTGCCGCATAACTAAAGTGTGGGGCGAGAACGGGCAAATCATCATCCGGGAGGCGGCATGCGCGCCTTGCTGAAACCGGATATTGCCCGTGAAATGGGCGTGGTGCTTCTGCGCCCCGGCAAAGAGCTAATGCATATCTTCACTTCTGGTCGCGTACTGGTGGAGCATCAGCCAGAGAGCATGGCTGACCTTCCTTCGGGCGCCGTACCGCCTGCCCGGCAGATGCTTATTAATGATGCGGCATTGTGCCCGTTCTTCACTCATCAAAAGGTTATTAATGCGGCTGGAGGTATTAATGGGCTTGAGGCCTGGTTGCGGCGCCGCGGTAAAAAGTGCCAGTGGCCGCACTCAACTTACCACCACAAAGAGCTGGTTACGCATCGCCATGCTGGTGGCGCCGCACTGCTTTGCTGGCACTGCGATAACCAGTTGCGTGAAGCCCCCAGTCAGGAACTGGTTCAAATCGTAGCCAAAAATTCCGCCACCTGGATTTTGCGCGCCATTCGCGGTGAGCTGCGATTTGCCGATGACCACGAAATAAGCCTTCCGGAGTTGTGCTGGTGGTCCGTTCTCAGGGGGATCACTGAGGCCATACCGGAAGAAGTTTCCCGTCGGGTGCTGGGACTGCCCGTTGAAACCCTGCCTTCTGTTATGCGCGAATCCGATATTGTCCCGTCTCTGCCGGCCACCAGCATACTGGCAGAGAAAATTAAAAAGGCGGCGTTACCTCAGCCACCAGCCATAAAGCCCGTGGTTTCAGTCATGGTTGATCCCGTGGCGCCGCAGACGCTTTATGCGCGACCAAAACGCATTCGCTGGGTAAATCCAAAATTCCTCGCATGGGTGAAGACCCAACCGTGCATGTGCTGCGGCAATCCTGCCGATGATGCCCATCATCTGATTGGCTGGGGGCAGGGTGGAATGGCGACCAAAGCCCACGACGCGTTCACTATCCCGCTATGTAGAAAACACCATACCGAGCTTCACAACAGCCCGACGGCGTTCGAGCGCCAGTACGGCACACAACCTGAACTCATTATCAAATTGCTGGACCGTGCCTTTGCGCTCGGCGTTCTGGCGTAAAGGAGCAAACATGACACCACGTCAACGTCGTCAGCATTTAGCCGGTATGGGTATTGTCGCAACTGCACCGCGCAAAACTTACCTGGGGAAATTCACTCCTTTAACATCTGTTCAGTCAGCCTGGGTAAAGTCTTTACTTACGGTCTGGGGCGAATGCGTCAGGGGAAATACTGGCCCTAAAAAACCTCGCGGGCACTCCTGCTGGAATGGGATGAGAGGGGGGAACTGGTCAGATAAAGCACTGGAGCGTTTTACTGCTGCGTTGAACCAGGCGCGCAGCGAAGGTTTCAGGGGACAACTTGCAATGAATCGTGCGCATGAAATTCTCTGGCCCCGGCAGCCGGTAAGCGTAATTGATGAGGCAATTCGTAAGGATGACACTGATTTTGTAGAGCAGAGCGTTTTGCTGGCGATGGATTTAAATGACCCGGTCTATCTGGTGGGTCTCCAGTATTACACAACACGGAAAAAAATTTCAGATATTACACGTGAATTGCAGGCTATTGCGCCATGGCTGACTATCGACGAGGCCAGAAAACGTGTCCGCTGGTGTCTGGAAATATTCAGGGCAAAGGTGTTTCTGTCTGCCCGTAAACTTCTGGTAGAAAATGAATAAGAATGTTTTTTTCGTTTCGTGTATTGAAAACGGGCCAGAAAAGTGTTTTATTTAGGCATGCTTGGCAGAGCTGCGCCACGATGGCAGCGATGAGAAGCGACAATCTGATATAATCGAAAAGCCCGCACTGCGGGTTTTTTGTTTTCCGGCGATACGACAGGGGTATTCGCGGGGTGCATTGCACCAGTACCCCTGTCACATCGTCGGAAAGGAAACTCATAAAGCCTCGCATTACGCGGGCTTTGCTGTTTCTGGAGTGTGTGAGTCATTTGACAGTCTGGAGGCTATGCAACCTTTAAACTCAGCGATAATTCTGGCAGGTAAACTGCTAATTTAGTGGCTGCGGTCTATTAGTTAATTGAGTTGTACAGGGGCAGACGTTGAAAAAGTTAATTTCAATTTGCGTTATGTTTATCATCTCAGGGTGTTCCAGCATTTCTAATGTGGGGATGAGCGTTACTCCCAGCCGTGCTTTTCCTGGTTTACATCAATGTGAAAACAAAGAAGAGCAGAGGGATATTGTTTCTGGCAACAAACCTTACTGGGGCTCTGACAATGGGCCGGGAAGTGATTATCAAACTTGCGGTAAAAGAAAGTGATAATTAGCTTCTAATTTTGTGGGGCCTCTACGGAGCAGAGCTAGAATCAGAGTCTGCACAAACTTCGTTTGAACGTCCCGTATCAGTAAGCGGATTTAACAAATATCAGGCTGCGCTTGTGGAAATCGCGCATATCCGTTGACTGCAAGTTGAACAATTGTTTACCCGCTGTCGCATATATTTGATGAAACGATAGCGGGTAGAATGCATGAAAATAACAACAACCACCTTACTGTTGGCTGGATGCTTCGCAGCAGGTTGCATGCTACATTATCATCTGTACAGACTGATGCTTGCCGATGATGTCAAAGTTGGCGGCCAAAGGATTGCAGATGAGAAAATGGATATCCGCGCTGATATTGCTGGCTTGTTTTCTTCTGGGATTGGAAATGTATGCAGACATTATCAGCAACTTTGAGATTGATTTTCGTTTTCTGCACAAAAAAATCATTCATTAAGCCTCGCGAGTTGGAGGGCTTTTTATTTCTCTTCTCACTGTCGGCGGCTCATTACCCTAATATCAGGCGCGTGTGCAGAACCGCTCTCTTTCCATTGACGAAACAGATTTCAAACTCTAAGTTTTATGTGTGGTGAATCCCCCTTTGCGGTGGGGCATTACTGGTAGCCTTTGAGTGTATGTGCATGCGGAGCGTTGCAGCCAGTCGACGTTTCACCGGGAGGCACCCGGCACCACATATAAAAACAATGAGCATACCCTGATTTACGGCCCGCCCCCTGGTGGGTCTTTTTTTTTGCTTATATTTGCCCTGGACCTTGTTTGCTAGCAGTTGACTAAACGTGCTGGCATTTTTATATTTCTTTTGTGGTGAATCCCCCTAGCGGCGGGGTGTAATCAGTTGAATTTATGTTATTACACACATGCCGAGTTTGACTGACCGAAGGCATACCGGGAGGCACCCGGCACCACAGTATTCTCTGTTTTGTTATTTTTCTTTTTTGGCCTGCTCCCTGCGAGTGGGCCTTTTTTATTCCCTCTCTTCCACACAGCACTTCCCAAACGCGGAGGTGGAGCATGCTACGAATGGACAAACTGACAACCGGCATTTCGTACGGTGCTTCCGGCGGAAGTGCCGCCTACTGGTTTAAACAACTTCTTGATGGTTACACCCCTGAGCAGTGGGCTGCGATAGGTGTAATTGGCAGTCTTTTTTTTGGCTTGCTGACGTATCTGACAAGCCTGTATTTCAAAATTAAAGAGGATCGGCGTAAAGCCGCCAGGGGTGAGTGATGGCAAATAGGGCAAAGCTTAGCGCGGCAATGTTGTCGCTCATCGCCGCGGGTGCATCAGCGCCGGTACTGTTTGATCAGTTCATCAGCGAGAAAGAAGGTAATGCGCTGGTGGCCGTTGTTGATCCCGGTGGCGTCTGGTCACTGTGTCATGGTGTAACGGTTATCAATGGCAAACCTGTTATTAAAGGCCAGAGAGCGACAGAGGAACAGTGTAAGAAGGTTAACGCTGTCGAGCGCGATAAGGCGCTTGCATGGGTAGACAGAAATATCAAAGTGCCGCTAACTGAACCTCAGAAAGTAGGCATTGCGTCATTCTGCCCTTACAACATCGGCCCCTCTAAGTGTTTCCCCTCGACGTTCTACCAACGCATTAATGCTGGCGACCGCAAAGGTGCATGTGAAGCAATCCGCTGGTGGATTAAAGATGGTGGCCGTGACTGCCGGTTAACCAAAGGCCAGGCGAACGGCTGTTATGGGCAGGTAGAGCGACGGGATCAGGAAAGCGCACTGACGTGCTGGGAGCTGGATAAATGACGCCAAAAGCCTGGTTGATAATCGGTGCTGAGTTACTCCTTTCGCTCCTGCTTATTTACATCCTGCTTGGTCAAATTAGCAGTGAGAAAAAGCGGGCCGACGATGCCACATCGCTGGCTAAACAGCGTCAGGAAACCATTGACGATATGACCGTACGTCAGCGTGATGTCGCCACGCTCGATGCGAAATACACCGGAGAACTCGCAGATGCTAAAAAACAGATTGAAGACCTGCAGCGTTGCGTTAGCACTGGTAAGTGTGGGTTGCGCGTCAACGCCAAGTGTCCAGCGAACGGAACGACCATCGCCCCCGGCGTGGATGATGCAACCGGCCCCCGACTTACTGACGCCGCTGAACGGGATTATTTCACCCTCAGAGAGCGAATCGAAACCATCACCAAACAACTGACGGGCCTGCAAGCGTATGTGCGTGAGCAGTGCCTTAAATAACCGAGGAAACTATGAGCGAAGCAAAACCGCAGGATGGCAGCACCGTTAAGGGGTATCGAACCCTGACCGCCGACGATATCGCGCAAATGAATGAGCTGAAAGAGATTAGCCGTAATTTCTGCGAAACTCTCGACCTTGAACGCACGCACCTATCTCTGGAGGTTGTAGAGAGTGGCAGCCAGGCTGAAACAGAGCGTGCAGAAGCGCTGCGTTGTCTGGCGATTGCCCGAACCAAAATGCAGGAAGCTTGCATGTGGGCTTGCCGAGCCGTTGCGCGCCCTGATGCCGACTGCTGAGTGATCCCGACCATTAATCAATAGCCCAAGACTTTTTTGATTGATCTTTTTATTTCCTGGTGAGGTATGCCTTCGAGTGTTGCCACCTTGTATTGAGGTAGTTCAGGAATAAGATAATCCGAAACCACATAAAATTCGGTCAGCTTTTTCTTCGTGTAATCATTTGTCTCAATGATGACGATAGTTTCACCTGCGGCCTTAGGCGCAAATGGATGCAGTTCTCCATCAAAAGTGCCACCCACTAAAAAATAATTAACTTTTTCCATAGTGCCTTCCTTAAGTAAACGTGCGTTCTTCATTATGCATAAACGCCATGCTTCATAAAGTTGAACATGGCATCGCAACAGCGGGCTTCTTAACGACAGAGTGGTAAACATGACAGTAGTTCTTACAGCAAAACAGATTGAAGAACTGGCAACCTTTGCTAAAGAAGATGGTCAGCCTCAATACACCATCACCACTGCAACAATCCCGGCATTTGAATCCGATGATGGTGAAATCATTCCCGAATACGCGGGACTAATCGCATACTCCGATTCGCTGGAACATGGTGTGCTGCAACTCGACGATTAGGCATTACAGCAGGCATTCACTGAGTGCCTGTGATACTATCCCTCCGTTGTAATGAAGACGTTTGCATAAACAAAGGAAGGGAATGAAAATGATTTTCCAGAATGTTCAGACATACTACATTACCAGCGATCGAGATGGTGTTGTTCCACGTTATGTCCGTTATGATGTTTTCAAAGTTGACGATGAGTCTTATATAGCTTTAGTCTTTGATGACCAACAACGAGGTATTTCTCCTCCTCATAATATTGTTTTAATTGATAAATTAACAATCACTCAAACTCAATACAGAGATAAGTATCAGATAGGCGTAAGCAATACCGTCAAATTACACATGCCCCCCACATTTGAGGGATATGTTTCAGAATATCTTCAAGATCATCGTAACAAATTAGATTAATTAATCCCAATTCATAAGCCACCTGCATTTGCTGGTGGCTTTTTTATTGCGCCTTCGCGCGAACCCTAACGAGTTAAAAATGCAAAATCTCAAAGTCACCATTAATAACCTGATGGAGTTTGCCGATGGTATTGTCCGGGGGGCAAACGTAACGTTTACAGTACTCCAGGCCGGGAAAGTTTTAGTTGAAGACTCTCTGTCAGGCAAAGCTACCGGAACTTACGTTAAAAATTATGACGTAATGGGCACCGATGAAAATGTGGTTGTAGAACACAACCGCCCTGACTTGGCACACCTGTCTATCACAGCGGTTTTTGTTTAGGATCGTTTCTTTCCACTACTCAATTTCATAGCATGTTCTCCGGGTACCCAAAGGAGATAACTATGTTCGTAGCAGAAGGATTGAAAAGAAACCCTGATAATCAGGGGTGGGTTATGGGATGGGCTGTTGTTCGTCGTAGCCCCTGGCATTTGGTCGGCGTGTATACCTCAAAGGACATGGCTGATACAAAAGCCGGTATGTTGGGTAAAGACTATGAATCGGCATATGGATCTCATCGTCTTGGCTCTGACGATTTTATTTTCGAAAATAGCCCGAAATAAGCAATACACGAAGTAAGTCAGCCTCGCAATCGCGGGGCTTTTTATGCGCCTCGCACGCGCAGCCTAACGATAACTTTCAGTCGTGAGCCTGGGGCATTCCGCTTTATCGGTCGGTCTTCCCGTGCGGCAGGCTCACATCTAAAAGGAAACGACAATGAGCAAAGAACTTTCCGGCGGTGGTTGTGTCAGCATTAAAGGTGCTGCCCACTTCGCTACCTCTAATGCCAGTATCAATCCGTTATCACATTCGATCAAACTCTCTGATGAGATGCGAGATGCTGTTATTGCCGCCGTTCGTGACAGCGGCCAGTTCGTTGAGAAACAAACTGGCGACGAGCAACAGTCGGTGGTGTTCAGGGCTGACCGTTTCAAAGTGACGTGTGAGGTCAGCGCCAGCGGCGGATCCACCACACAGGAGCACGAGCAAATCCTGCGTTCGGCTAACGCTATTATTGAAGCGGCGAAAGCAGAACACATCAGACAAGAAGCCACTATGGCGGCTGTGGCATCTGAACAGGCCGATCTTACGGAATGCATTAACCAAGCTGTGAATGTTGCCATTGCTAATGCGCTCAGGCCTGGTGGTGTGCTGTACGCGTTCCGCACCAGAACCTGAGCACCTGCGTTTAGACATCAAAATGCATTTTCATGCAAATGATATTTATTATCATTTGCTGGGTCCTTTCCGGCGATCCGACAGGCTACGGGGCGGCAGACTCGCAGGATTTCGCTATTTATGAGATTTTCCCGGCTTTTGTCGTTTCCGTTCTTCTTCTGCCTCCAGGCCTTTTGATATCAGCAAATTTATCTTTTTAGAACGGAAATGGGAGTGGCGAATTTTCCGCAAATATCACGCTAACGCTTCCTTACCCCTTTTATCCCGGAGTGGCATATGGAGGTGACGAAAAAACAGCTCGCCGACATATTTGCGGTCAGTGTAAGAACAATCCAGAACTGGCAGGAGCAGGGCATGCCTGTTGCCAGCGGTGGCGGCAAAGGCAATGAAGTGAAATATGATTCTGCCGTTGCAATCGCCTGGTTTTCCGCCCGTGATGCTGAGATTGAAAACGAGAAACTTCGCAGGGAAGTTGAGGATCTTCGCAGAGCAGAAGAGGCCGATCTCAAACCCGGCACAACCGAATATGAGCGTTATCGCCTGACACGCGCACAGGCAGATGCTCAGGAACTTAAAAATGCAAAAGAAACCGCTGAGGTGGTTGAGACCGCATTCTGCACGTTCGTGCTGTCGCGGATAGCCGGTGAAATTGCCAGTATCCTGGACGGGATCCCTCTGTCGGTTCAGCGGCGTTTCCCGGAACTGGAGAACCGCCACATTGATTTCCTCAAGAAGGACATAATCAAAGCCATGAACAAAGCAGCTGCGCTCGATGAAATAATACCGGGGTTGCTGAGTGAATACATCGAACAGTCAGGTTAAGGGATTACAGCTCTCGGCACGCGCGGGGCTTCGCTCACTGCACCGACCGGAACCGCAGACAGCGGTAGAATGGGCTGATAATAACTATTACCTTCCCAAAGAATCCGCATACCAGGAAGGGCGCTGGGAGACCCTGCCGTTTCAGCGGGCGATCATGAATGCTATGGGCAATGACTATATTCGCGAGGTTAATGTCGTTAAATCTGCCCGCGTTGGCTATTCCAAAATGCTCCTGGGTGTGTACGCCTATTTCATCGAACATAAGCAGCGCAATTCCCTAATCTGGTTGCCTACCGACGGCGATGCAGAGAACTTCATGAAGTCGCATGTTGAGCCGACGATTCGTGATATTCCGAAGCTACTCTCGCTGGCACCGTGGTACGGCAAAAAGCACCGGGATAATACACTCAGCATGAAGCGCTTTTCGAATGGGCGGGGATTCTGGTGTCTCGGGGGGAAAGCGGCGAAAAACTACCGTGAAAAATCGGTGGATGTTGCCGGGTATGATGAACTGGCCGCGTTTGATGAAGATATTGAGAAAGAAGGTTCTCCCACCTTCCTCGGGGACAAGCGTATTGAAGGGTCTGTCTGGCCTAAATCTATTCGCGGTTCAACACCGAAGGTCAGGGGAACCTGCCAGATAGAGCGTGCCGCCAGCGAGTCAGAACACTTCATGCGATTTCACGTTGCCTGTCCGCATTGTGGGGAAGAGCAGTATTTAAAGTTTGGCGATAAGGAAACACCCTTCGGATTTAAGTGGACGCCTGGCGAGCCTTCCAGTGTGTTTTATCTCTGTGAACATAACGCCTGCGTTATCCGGCAGCAGGAACTGGTTTTTACTGATGCCCGGTACATTTGTGATTCCACGGGCATCTGGACACGTGACGGGCTGAGCTGGTTCTCTTCATCAGGTTCGGAGATCGATCCGCCGGATAGCGTGACGTTTCATATCTGGACCGCGTACAGCCCGTTCACTACCTGGGTACAAATCGTTAAGGACTGGATCAAAACAAAAGGGGACACCGGGAAGCGAAAAACCTTCGTCAATACGACGCTGGGTGAAACCTGGGAAGTAAAAATTGGTGAACGGCCTGATGCCGATTTGCTGGCTGAACGTAAGGAGCATTTCGCCGCTGCGGTACCTGAGCGTGTCGCTTACCTTACTGCCGGTATTGACTCCCAACTGGATCGTTACGAGATGCGTGTCTGGGGATGGGGGCCGGGTGAAGAAAGCTGGCTTATCGACAGGCAGATCATTATGGGGCGCCATGACGATGACGCCACGCTTCTCAGGGTGGATGAGGCGATCGATAAGCGTTATTCACGCCAGAATGGTGTTGAAATGTCGATATCCCGCATCTGCTGGGATATAGGCGGTATTGATCCCACCATTGTCTATAACCGCTCCAAAAAACATGGTTTATTTCGTGTGATCCCGATAAAAGGGGCATCGGTTTATGGTAAGCCAGTCGCAAATATGCCGCGTAAACGCAACAAAAACGGCGTTTATCTTACAGAGGTGGGTACTGATACCGCCAAAGAGCAGATTTATAACCGGTTCTCTCTCATACCGGAAGATAACGTTCCCCTCCCCGGGGCAGTGCACTTTCCTGACAACCAGGAAGTCTACGATCTCGCAGAAGCGCAGCAGCTAACCGCCGAAGAACTTGTCGAAAAATGGGTTGCGGGTGAGCGAAAAATCCTCTGGGACAGTAAAAAACGGCGCAACGAGGCACTCGACTGCTTTGTTTATGCTCTCGCCGCGCTGCGTATCAGTATTTCCCGCTGGCAACTTAACCTGGATTCACTGCTTGCGAGCCTGCTTGAAGAGCAGGCGGGTCAGAAACCCAACAAAACCCTGGCGGATTATGGCCGGGCATTATCTGGAGAAGAATAATGGCGACACAGGCTGATCTGGATGCCGCCCGCGCTGCACTGCATGACCTGATGACCGGGAAGCGGGTGGCAACCGTGCAGAAAGATGGCCGCCGGGTGGAGTTCACTGCCACGTCGGTTGCAGACCTTAAAAAATACATTGCCGATTTAGAATCTCAGATCGGTATAAGTCAACGGCGCCGGGGACCGGCAGGGTTTTATGTATGAAAATGCCAGCATTAGTAGGTCCGGATGGTACAACGTCGCTTCGCGAATATGCCGGGTATCACGGTGGTGCGGGTGGTTTTGGCGGGCAGCTTCGCGCCTGGAACCCACCCACAGAAAGTGCCGATGCTGCGTTGCTGCCCAATTTTGCCAGGGGAAACGCCCGCGCCGATGACCTGGTGCGTAACAATGGATACGCCGCAAATGCCGTTCAGCTCCATCAGGATCACATCGTCGGGTCTTTTTTTCGTCTCAGCCACCGCCCGAGCTGGCGCTTTTTAGGCATTGCCGAAGAGGAGTCCCGCGCTTTTTCCCGCGAAGTAGAGGCGGCCTGGAAAGAGTTTGCGGAGGACGATAACTGTTACGTCGATGTGGAGCGAAAGCGCACCTTCACCATGATGATCCGTGAAGGGGTTGCCATGCATGCCTTTAATGGCGAGTTGTGCACGCAACCGACATGGGACATCAGCGCCTCCCGCCTGTTCCGCACCCAGTTCAAGATGGTCAGCCCGAAGCGCATCAGCAATCCGGGTAACACGGGAGACACCCGCAACTGCCGCGCCGGGGTCTCGGTCGACAATAACGGTGCGGCGGTGGGGTACTACGTCAGTGAGGATGGCTATCCCGGCTGGATGCCACAAAAGTGGACATATATCCCCCGCGAACTGCCGGGTGGCCGGGCATCGTTTATTCATGTGTTTGAACCCATGGAAGATGGTCAGACACGCGGTGCCAATGTGTTTTACAGCGTCATGGAGCAGATGAAAATGCTCGACACGCTGCAGAATACCCAGTTGCAAAGCGCCATCGTCAAAGCTATGTACGCTGCAACCATCGAGAGTGAACTGGACACCCAACAGGCGATGGATTTCATCCTCGGTGCCGATGGTTCGCAGCAGAATAAGCTGACCGGATGGATTGGTGAGATAGCCTCCTACTATTCCGCTGCGCCGGTTCGTCTCGGCGGGGCGAAGGTTCCTCATCTGATGCCCGGCGATTCGCTGAATCTCCAGGCTGCTCAGGACACGGATAACGGCTATTCAACATTTGAGCAGTCATTGCTGCGTTACATCGCCGCCGGGCTCGGGGTGTCGTATGAGCAGCTTTCACGCAACTACTCGCAGATGAGCTATTCGACGGCGCGCGCCAGTGCTAATGAGTCCTGGGCCTATTTTATGGGGCGCCGTAAGTTTGTTGCCTCGCGTCAGGCCTGCCAGATGTTCCTGTGCTGGCTTGAAGAGGCGGTCGCACGGCGTGTTGTGACGCTGCCGTCAAAAGCCCGGTTCAGTTTTCAGGAAGCAAGGAGCTCATGGGGAAACTGTGAGTGGATCGGCTCCGGCCGTATGGCCATAGATGGTCTTAAGGAGGTTCAGGAAGCGGTGATGCTGATTGAAGCCGGGTTAAGCACTTACGAAAAAGAGTGCGCGAAACGCGGTGAAGATTATCAGGAGATATTCGCCCAGCAGGTGCGTGAATCTCTTGAACGTCGGGCTGCAGGCCTTAAGCCTCCTGCATGGGCTGCCGCTGCATTTGAATCAGGACTGAAAAACAACACGAAGGAGGAGACCAATGACGCCAGAGCTGCGTAATCTCCCGCATATCGCCAGCATGGCTTTCAATGAGCCGCTGTTACTGGAACCCGCCTACGCGCGGGTTTTCTTTTGCGCGCTCGCGGGGCAGATGGGGATCACCCGCCTGACGGACGCTGTCTCCGGGATAAGACTGGATGCCGGGCAAATGGCTGAGCCTCTGGCTCTTTTCGGTAATGACGAGGATGCGGAGCCTCGCCCCGTGCGGTCCTACCAGGTCACAAACGGTATTGCCGTGCTTCCTGTATCGGGCACGCTCGTCAGCAAAACCCGTTCCCTGCAGCCTTACTCAGGCATGACGGGGTACAACGGCATTGTTGCCCGTCTTCAGCAGGCCATGAGTGATCCGGGCGTCGACGGTATTTTGCTGGATCTTGATACACCCGGCGGCACGGTGGCCGGCGCGTTTGACTGTGCCGACATCATCGCCCGCGTCCGGGATATTAAACCTGTCTGGGCGCTGGCTAATGACATGAACTGCAGTGCAGGGCAACTGATTGCCAGTGCTGCATCGCGACGGCTGGTCACCCAGACTGCCAGAACAGGGTCAGTTGGCGTGATGATGGCGCATAGCAATTACGGCGAAGCGCTTAAGACAAATGGCGTTGAAGTCACACTGATTTACAGCGGCGCCCATAAAGTCGACGGCAACCCTTACGGCAAAATCCCAAAGGCCGTCCGGGACGATTTCCAGTCGAAAATCGATGCCACACGTCAGTTATTTGCTGAAAAGGTCGCCGGGTATATGGGGGTGTCAGTTCAGGCCATTCTGGATACAGAAGCTGCGGTATTTACCGGGCAGGAATCCGTTGAGCAGGGTCTGGCTGACGAACTCGTCAACAATATCGATGCGCTGGGCGTCATGCGCGAGGCACTCGATAAACGAAAAGTCACTTTCTCAGGAGTCAATATGTCTTCAACCACTGCATCTGCAGCAGCACTTCCGGCACAGGCGGCCAGCACCTCAGATACTGCAACGGTGAGTAGTGCCACAACTGTGGCCACGCCTGAAATGATCAGTACTACAGCCACCACGGCGTCTGTCGACATTAGCGCAGAGATTGCCGCCGCGGTTTTGGACGAAAATGCCCGAATTATGGGCATTCTCAACTGCGAAGAAGCGAAAGGCCGTGATTCCACTGCTCGCGCACTGGCGGAAACGCCGGGCATGACCGTTGAAGCCGCACAGCGCATTCTCGCGACAGCGCCACAAAGCGCCCAGATGCGCTCCGACACCGCGCTCGATCAACTTATGGCTACCTCACCAGGTGCGCTTTCCGCTGACTACGCGTCAGATGAAGCTGGTGATGATTTGTTAAACACCCCCGTATAAGAGGCTCTCATGGCTATTACTGAAAACTTTGAACACGTTCAGCCGCTCGGCAACAGTGATCCGGTGCATACCGGTTATGCCCCTGGCGAACTGACCGCCGCAACCCCTGCGATGACACCGCTGATGCTGGATGCGACTTCCGGAAAACTGGCGGTGTGGGATGGTGCACATGCGGGCGCGGCAACCGGCGTCCTGGCGATTGCCGCAGATCAGAACAGTACTGAGCTTTGCTATTACAAGTCAGGCTCCTTCCGCTATGAGGATGTGCTCTGGCCGACCGCTGTCACGGATGAAAACATCAAACGTAATGCTTTTGCGGGTACGGCGATCAGCATCGTTTAACCCTTACCTGAACAGCACTCACCAACCATAAGGGCCGCAGACGCGGCTTTTTTTTCGGGAAAAATCTATGTCTATCTACACTACTGCTCAACTGCTGGCGGTCAATGAGAAGAAATTCAAGTTTGATCCGCTGTTCCTGCGGATCTTTTTCCGCGAAAGCTTTCCGTTCACCACCGAGAAAGTGTATCTCTCCCAAATCCCGGGCCTGGTAAACATGGCGCTTTACGTGTCGCCGATTGTCTCCGGCAAGGTCATTCGTTCACGCGGCGGCGCAACATCCGAATTTACTCCCGGGTATGTCAAGCCAAAACATGAAGTTAACCCACAGATGACCCTGCGCCGCCTGCCTGATGAAGACCCGCAGAACCTCGCTGATCCTGCTTACCGTCGCCGTCGCATCATTCTGCAGAATATGAAAGATGAAGAGCTGGCGATTGCACAGGTGGAAGAAAAACAGGCCGTTGCGGCGGTGCTGAGCGGCAAATACACCATGACGGGCGAAGCTTTCGAACCGGTTGAGGTGGATATGGGCCGCAGCGCCGCAAATAACATCACCCAGGCGGGCGCGGCGGCGTGGTCCACCCGGGATAAGGAGACTTACGACCCGACTGATGATATTGAAGCCTACGCGCTGAATGCCAGTGGTGTGGTCAACATCATTGTCTTTGACCCAAAAGCCTGGTCTCTCTTCCGTTCATTTAAACTCGTCCGCGAACGGCTGGATACCCGTCGCGGGTCAAACTCCGAGCTGGAAACAGCGCTAAAAGACCTTGGCGAAGCGGTGTCTTACAAGGGCATGTATGGTGATGTTGCCATTGTGGTCTACGCAGGGCAATACGTTGAGGACAATGTCAAAAAGAGCTACCTGCCGGATTTGACCATGGTCCTGGGCAACACCCAGGCCCGCGGCCTGCGAACCTACGGCTGTATTCAGGATGTGGATGCCCAGCGGGAAGGCATTAATGCTTCCACTCGTTATCCAAAAAACTGGGTACAAACGGGTGATCCGGCGCGCGAGTTCACCATGATCCAGTCAGCGCCGCTGATGCTGCTGGCAGACCCGGATGCGTTTGTTTCTGTGAAACTTGCCTGATACCGGCCCTTCGGGGCCGTTTCTTTTATGGAGTCATCCGAATGTCGAAAAAAGAAGACCTGATTGCACGCCTGAAAACGCTTGGCGCTGAACTGGGGCGGGAAGTGAATTTGTCAGGCTCAAACGAAGAAATGGCACTTCGAATCGCCGAGCTCGAAGAGGAGCTTAATGATGACGATGGTCTGCCGGGGCCAGATGTGGTTACTGGTGGAACAGTGGATGCCATCAGTATTAATACCGCCCCGGTCGCGAAAAAGCCTGGCCTTGCTGTGCAGGATATTGCAGATCTGGTGACTGTTAAAGCGCTGGTGACCCTGCATATTAATGCCTTACATGAGACATCAAATGAGCTGGTGGCGATCGCCGAAGCAGGTGTAACGGTGCGTGTGACACAGGATATCGCTGCCGACCTGGACCGGAGCGGACTCGCCACTATTGAGTGAAAAGGGGGCGGTGTGGCTGATTTTGATAATATCTTTGATACCGCAATGGCGCGTGCTGATGACACTGTGCGCAGCACGATGGGGTCCGACGCCTTCGTCACATCGGGCGCTCAGCAGGGCGATATTTTAAAGGGTGTCTTCGACGATCCTGGAAATATTGGCTATGCAGGCGCCGGTATCCGTGTGGAGGGCTCCAGTCCCTCCTTTTTTGTGAAAACGTCGTCGCTGCACGGGCTCCTGCGCCTTGATACGTTGAGCATCAACAGCCAGCAGTACTGGGTTGATCGCATCGGTCCTGATGATTGCGGTTCATGTCATATCTGGCTCGGTAGCGGTGAGCCGCCTGCAACATCCCGCCGTGCTGGCAGGGAGGGAGCAAATGTCCGTCAAAGGCCTTGAACAGGCAATAGCCAACCTCAACGCCATCAGTAAAACCGCGGTGCCCCGCGCATCTTCCCAGGCCATCAACCGAATCGCCACACGTGGCGTCTCCAGGAGCGTGAAAGTTGTCGCTGCTCATACCCGGGTGCCGCGCAAACTGGTTAATCAGCGTGCCCGGGTTAAAAAAGCCAGCGTATCAAAACCGGTGGCAACTATCCGTGTGAATCGTGGGAATTTGCCCGCCATTAAACTGGGTGTTGCCAGCGTCAGGCTGTCGCGGCGCAAACGAGACAGGCAGGGGGCAAACAGCGTGCTGCGCATTGGTGCATTCCGGTTTCCCAATGCATTTATCCAGCAGCTTAAGAACGGACGCTGGCACGTGTTACGCAGAACAGCAAAACCACGTTATCCGATTGAGGTTGTCAGCATCCCACTTGCTGACCCCCTGACGACCGCATTCAGGAAAGAACTGCCGAAGCTTATGGAGTCCGATTTACCGAAAGAGCTACAGGCAACCCTCAAAAATCAACTCAGGTTAATTTTGACACGATGAAAAACAGTGACATCCGGCTGGCTGTTATCGATGCCCTTGAGGCAGCAATCGGTGACGCAGCCCTGTATTTCGACGGACGGCCTGCCGTTTTCGAGGAAACTGATTTTCCTGCCATTGCGGTGTATCTGACAGATGCAGCGCCAACAGGCGAGGAAGTGGACTTCGAACTGTGGCAGGCCGTACTGCATATCGAAGTGTTTCTTCCGGCCCAGGTCCCTGATTCTGAACTTGATGAATGGGTCGAGACACGTATTTTCCCTGCGCTGAATGATGTCCCGGCGCTACGAGAGCTGCTGACGCTGATGAATATTCAGGGATATGACTACCAGCGGGATGACGATCTCGCGCTGTGGGGCTCCGCAGACCTTAAATACACCATTACTTACGAAATGTGAGGCAACTATGGCAACACCTAACCCGCTGGCACCCGTTAAAGGTGCAGGGACAACACTCTGGCTGTATACCGGCTCAGGCACAGCGAATCCGCTGGTCGATACCGACTGGACGCGCCTTGCTCAGATTAAGGAGCTGACACCGGGAGAACTGACGGCAGACTCATTCGATGATACGTACATCGATGATGAAAATGCTGACTGGACGGCAACCGGGCAGGGGCAGAAATCTGCAGGTGATACGTCTTTCACCCTGGCCTGGAAACCTGGCGAACAGGGGCAAATCTCGCTGGTGCAGTGGTTTGAAGACGGTACAAACCGCACCTACCGCATCAAGTATCCTAACGGTACCGTTGATGTTTTTTCTGGCTGGGTCAGCAGTCTGGGGAAAGCTGTGACCAACAAAGAAAACATCACCCGCACGGTCAAAGTTACCAACAGCGGAAAACCGACGCTGGCAGAAGACACCACGACCCCGGTCATTGCTGTTACGGGAGCGTCTTTTGATAAATCGACTGCCGCTGTGTCCGTGGGGGCAACCACAACCCTGAACCTGTCCGTTCTGCCTGCCAGTGCGACCGATAAATCATTCCGCCTGGCGTCATCCGACCCGTCAAAAGCAACAGTCAGCGTGGACGGCAGTGTTGTCACCGTCACGGGGGTTGCAGCCGGGATTGCCGAAATTCTCGCGATTACGAATGACGGCTCGTTCGCGGCTGTCAGCAAAATCACCGTATCCTGATTGGAGTCATGCATGTTTCTGAAAACTCAGCCACTGGAATACAACGGCGAAACCGTCACGCTTTATGAACTCTCAGCACTGCAGCGTATTGAGTTCATCGGCTATATCGCCGACGTGAATAAAGACGTCCCTGCGAACGATACAGAAATCAGCCAGGAAGTGCTCAACGGTATCGTGACAACCATCAATGTGAAGATTTCCGCGCGGATCGTTGCTATGTCACTGTGGCAGGAAGAAGGATTAAAAGGGCCATCCGTTGATGAACTGCATCAGGACGTTCTCTCGGGCTGGCCCTTACCTGCGATTTCCGAAGCGGATTTCATTGTACGTAACCTGTCCGGAATGTTGCCCGTTGCGTCCGCAGTGGGTGACGAGGAAGCCGTTGAAAAAGAGGAACAGACCGCGGAAAAGCTTACGCCGCAGCCCTGAACTTCGCCCTTAAACTTGCCCGTGAGTTCCGCAGACCTGACTGGCGTGTGATGCTGGCGCAGATGTCCTGCACCGAACTGAGTGAATGGGAGCAATTTTACACCGTTGAGTATTTCCAGACGGACCTGATTGATACCCATTTCTCTCGACTGAGCCACCACATCACCGATATGGTCTGCAAGGACCACGGGCTTGCCATCGCAGATTTCAGCCTTCTCAATCCCCGGACACGTCCGGAACCGGACACCGAAACGTCCGACGAGGCCATGATGCTGGCCGCCGAAGGTATCACAGGAGGAACACGTTATGTCCCAGGCGGTGGGTGATCTCATTGTCAATCTGGATTTAAACGACGCTAAATTTACCGAACGGTATAGCTACGTCAAGCGAGGGCTGGAAGGGATCGGGTCTGCGGCAAACGATGCGGCACTGGAAGTTCAGAGTGCATTCAGTCGTCAGGAAATTGCTGCCAAAAAAGCGGGAATTTCGATTGGCCAGTACAATGCCGCCATGCGCAGCCTGCCCGCTCAGTTTACTGATATTGCGACGCAACTGGCTGGCGGCCAGTCTCCGTTTCTGATTCTGCTCCAGCAGGGCGGGCAGATTAAAGACCAGTTTGGCTCCACCCGAGGAGCACTTATAGGCGTCAGTTCTTATCTGCGCACAATGGCTGGAATGATTAACCCAGTCACACTCGGCGTCGGTACTCTTGCTGTTGGTGTTGGTGCGTTGATTTATAACTGGTATCAGGCGCGACAACAATCAGAGGCATTTAGTCAGTCTCTTGCCAAGACGGGAAATGTCAGCGGACAGACCGCTGATAGCCTGGCTCGAATGGCTGTTCAGGTCGCCAAAAATGCTGACGTGAGCAAATCGTCCGCCGCCGCCGCAGTAGCGCAGGCAACCAGCATTGGCCTGACAACAAGCCAGATAAAGCAGGTCAGCGAGACAGCACTCATTATGTCCAGTACCACTGGAGAGAGTGTTAAAAATCTGGTGAATGAGCTATCAAAAATTCCTCAGGATCCCTTAAAAGCCTTTGTAGACATCAACCAGCAATACAACTTCGCTAATCTCGCTCTTTATGAGCAGGTTAAACATATGGTTGATTTAGGCGACAAGGCCGGGGCTTCCAAACTCATCATTGATTCCCTCAGTGAAAGCCAGAGGAATTTTAAAGATAACTCTAAATCCAGCCTCGATGAGCTTGCGAATTACTGGCAGGGCCTAATCGATAAACTAAAAAATTATAAATTCTGGTCGGATAACGTTGCGGATAATGCAACAACAGTAAAACTACCTCAATTCACCCCCGGTGCCGGCTCGGCGGTTTTCGATAATATCAACCAGCAGATGCGTGATCAGTCTGCTGGTATTGCAACGAACTGGGCGAATATTAACGACAGCGCCGGAAACCTGTTAGGGTTCGTCACGGAGACAAATGCTAAAAGTCGTGAATACAACCGTGAACAGGTATCCGCCAATATAGAGGCAGATAGGTTTCTGGAAACAGCCAGAACAAACGCCCAGATCCGTAACGACCTGCAGACGAAATATCAACGACAACTTGAACAGGGGCTTATCACACAGGACAAGTTCAATAAGCTAACAGCGGCGATCAATGAAAAATATAAGGATCCCAAAACCCCAAAAACAACGGTTCCGGCAGGTGACAAAGCAAGCGACAGGGAAGCGGCTGAACTTATCGCCCTGCAGGCACAGCTTAAAGTGCTGCAGCAGCACACCGGATTAAATGACGTCATCAGTCAGCAGCGTAAAGACCTTTGGAAAACCGAGGCTCAGTTCTCTGTGCTGGAAGAGGCGGCAGGCCAGCGTAAGCTGTCAAAAGAGGAAGAATCGCTGCTGACAAACAAAGCGCGCATTCTTGCCCTTGCACAGCAAAAAGCCCTTTTAGGCGACCAGATCACCGCGCAGGAACAGCTTAACAAGCGGATGGATACCGCGACGAAATACACCAACCAGATGTCAGCGAAGCAGTCGGCCTTAACCGATTCTGCGACATTAAGCGACCGCGCCGCCGGGCGTAACCTTGCGTATGCACAACTCAGGAGCGGATGGGAAAATGCCGGGGGCAAGACGACTGACGTCGATTATCAGCGTGAACTCGCCGCATTGAATCAGTATTACGCCGCTGAGGACAGTCTTCGCGGTGACTGGCTCAGCGGAGCTAAGAAAGGGTTTGCCGAGTATCTGGATTCAGCAACAAATGTTTATTCTGCCATGCAAAACGCGGCATCCAGTGCACTTGGCGGCATGAGCGACATGCTGACTGAACTGGTGACCACCGGGAAGACTTCCTTCAAAAGTTTCACCGTTTCCATCCTCAAATCGATAGTTCAAATCACTAATCAGTTGCTGGTGGCCTGGGCCGTTCAGAAAGCCATGGGGTGGGTTGCTGGTTCTTTCGATGGCCCGCAGGGCGGGGGAATAGGTAGTCCCAGCTTTGTTGGCCCGGTACAGGCGTGGGAGGGCGGCTATATCCCTGAATACGATGGCGGCGGTTATACCGGACCCGGCGGTAAATTCGAGCCAAAAGGGATTGTTCATGGCGGCGAATTTGTCTTCACCAAAGAATCTACAGCGCGCCTCGGCGTGGGAAACCTTTATCGCCTGATGCGAGGGTATGCCTCTGGCGGGTTCGTCGGGAATGCCACATCGGGCAGTCTGCAGACTGGCGTTAACGTCTATGCGCCCGTATCTGTCACGACGCCACAATCCTCTCAGGGTCAACAGGGTTCGGCAAATGCTGATGCGCTTGGTCGGGCTTATCAGCAGGTTGTCGACAAATCTATTCGGGAAGGCATTGAAAGAGAATCCCGACCGGGTGGAATGATTTGGGCTCTGACCAAAACGAGGTAAATATGGCTATTGATGCGTTTGCCTGGAAAATTCAGGCATCGGGACAGCCTGCTGTCACCGTCAAAGATAATATCCGTAAGGTTCAGTTTGGTGACGGTTATACGCAGGTAAGTGGAAATGGGCTTAATTCGGAGACCCTGAATTACGCATTTTCCTATACAGGGAATAAAGATACTGCACTTGAAATTTATGCGTTTCTCAGGAGCCATAAAACAAAGTCATTTTCTTTTCAGCCCCCCTATGGGGAACTCGCGTTATGGCGTGTTCAGGCTGACAGCCTGCAACTCATCGTTAAAAGTAAAAAACTAATTACCATCACTGCAACCTTTGAACAGGCATTTGCACCATGAGTCTGAATAATGATTATCAAAAACTGGAGCCGGGAAATGAAATCCGGCTTTTTGAAGTTGATGGTACCTCTTTTGGCGTGGGGGCAGTGCTACGATTCCATAGTCACAATATTGCGCATACCCCGGCAGAAATAACTGCAGCAGGTGGTGATGAATCAACGCTTCCGGCTAAATCCATCTGGTGGCAGGGTAACGAATATAAAGCCTGGCCCTGTCAGATTAACGGACTGGAAAAATCGACTACCGGCAGTGGCGCCACGCCAAAACTGACCGTGGCGAACCTTGACGGCTCCATCACTGCGTTGTGTCTTGCATATGACGACCTGTTGAAAGCGACGGTAACGATACACGACACGCTGGCGCAGTATCTGGATGCGCGTAATTTCCCTTCCGGCAATGCCACGGCAGATCCCACTCAGGAAAAGTTGCAGGTCTGGTATATCGACGGGAAAAATACCGAAACATCAGAGGTTATCGAGTTTCGGCTAACCAGCCCGATGGACCTGCAGTGCTTAATGATCCCGACCCGTCAGCTTCATTCTCTCTGCTCCTGGTGTATTCGTGGTAAGTACCGCAGCGGTGATGGCTGTGATTATGCAGGCACGAACTACTTCGACAAAAACAACAACCCGGTGGCAGATCCTTCACTGGACCAGTGCAACGGCACCCTGACCGCCTGCAAACTCCGGTTCGGTGAAAATAACGAACTTTCCTTTGGTGGATTCCCCGGCACGTCACTTATCAGGAGCTGAAATGCGTCAGAAAACCATAGATGCCATCATGGCGCATGCCGCCGCTGAATATCCCCGCGAATGTTGTGGTGTCGTGGCGCAAAAAAGCCGTGTCGAACGTTACTTTCCATGCCGCAACCAGGCTAACGAACCCACTGAACATTTTGTTCTGTCACCGGAGGATTATGCTGCCGCTGAGGACTGGGGGACGGTGATCGCTATTGTGCATAGTCACCCTGATGCGACAACACAGCCCAGCGAACTGGATAAAGCACAGTGCGATGCAATGCTTTTACCCTGGCACATCGTGAGCTGGCCGGAGGGGGATTTGCGCACTATTCAGCCTCGCGGAGAACTGCCGTTGCTGGAGCGGCCTTTTGTGCTGGGGATTTACGACTGCTGGGGGCTGGTAATGTCCTATTATCGGCAAACGTACGGTATTGAACTGCCGGATTACCGTGTTGATTATCCGTGGTGGGAGGACCAGCACCCCGATAATTTGTATCAGGATAACTGGCATAAATGCGGGTTCAGGGAAGTGACTGACGCCCCACAACCGGGTGATGTTGTGATCATGCAGGTGCAGGCCAACAAATGGAATCACGCTGGGGTACTACTGGAGGGTAACCTGTTGCTCCATCATCTTTATGGGCGGCTCAGTAATCGCACCCCGTACGGTGGCTACTGGATGGAAAGAACAATGAAAGTGCTCCGTTATAAATGAATTTGAATCACTAGTCGAAACCTTGATAGGATCTTCATTATCTATTTCAGGTGGGGAAGCAAAGTGAAAAAAATAGTATTCATCATAACCATGTTATTACTAACTGGTTGTAAGCCAGGTGAAGATAAAGCTATACAGTTAGCAAAAAATGAAATGTCAGCTTCGATGAAAGACCCCGATAGTGCAAAATTTCGATATATGCGCTTTATAAAAGAAAATGAAAAAAATGATGGGAGTATCTCTGGCACTGTTTGTGGACAAGTTAATGGGAAAAATGGTTTTGGAGCTTACGCTGGATTTACTCCTTTTATAGTGAAATTAACCATGAAAGAGAAAGGATTTTTTTCTAAAGGTGTTGATTATTCAATTGACGGTAAGTACTACTTTTCTGAGTCAATCCCAAAAAACGCGAAGGACTATCTAAGCATTTGTGGTCCGGATGAATAGAACAAGTTTAAGTTACAATAGACCCGCTTAGGCGGGTTTTTTATAGAGGACGCCATGAAAGAGATAATGAGTCAAATTGAACTCGGCGGCATTTTGGGTAAAACTTTTGGTAAAGTACATCACCGATTAATAAGCACCACTCACGAAGCTACGCGGGCCTTAGCTGCGACAATTCCCGGTTTTGAAAAATTCATGATATCCAGCCAGCGGCGTGGGCTTACCTACGCGGTTTTCAAAGGCAAAAAAAATATTGGAATCGATGATTTAGGATTTCCGGTTAGCGGAGAAGTCATCCGGGTCGTACCGGTTGTCATGGGCAGTAAGCGTGGTGGTATCCTTCAAACAATTCTTGGCGCTGTTTTGGTTGTCGTTGGTGTAATTACATATGCGTACGGCGGTGCAGCTCTTGTTGCTGGTGGTGTGGGAATGATGGCCGGAGGGATAGTCCAGATGCTCTCACCACAGCCAGCGGGATTATCCAGTAAACAGGACGCCGATAACAAAGCATCTTACGCTTTTGGCAGCGTCACGAATACGGCAGCACAGGGATATCCAGTTCCATTGGGCTATGGAAAGCGTCGTATCGGCGGTGCAATTATTTCGGCGGGTATCTACGTTGAAGACCAGCAATAAAAACACCTCAATTTAATAACCGCCGCCTGGCGGTTTTTTTATGGGCGAAATATGGCAAATAAGAAAATTCAGGGGCAAAAGGGCGGCTCCTCATCTTCCCGTACGCCGACAGAACAGCCCGACGATCTCCAGTCAGTCGCAAAAGCGAAAATCCTGCTGGCGCTGGGTGAGGGCGAATTTTCTGGCGGCCTCACCGGGCAGTCTATTTTTCTGGATGGTACGCCGCTGCTTAATGCTGACGGTTCGTCAAATTTCAGCGGTGTAACCTGGGAGTTTCGCGCGGGCACACAGGCGCAGCCATACATTCAGGGGATGCCGGGCAGTGAAAACGAGATCAGCGCAGGCGGTATTACTGTTTCCAGCGCAACAGCCTGGACCCGTACATTTACGAATCCCCAGCTTTCTGCAGTTCGCCTGCGCCTTAAATGGCCGTCGATTTTTAAACAGGAAGATGACGGTGATCTGGTCGGTTACAGCATTAACTACGCTATTGATCTGCAGACAGACGGCGGCGCGTTCCAGACGGTAATTAATACCTCAGTCAGCGGTAAAACGACCAGCGGTTACGAGCGCAGTCATCGCATCAATTTGCCAGCCGGTGCCACAACGTGGACGATTCGACTGCGCAAAATTACGGCAGATGCAAACAGCGCAAAAATCGGCGACACAATGACGCTCCAGAGTTACACGGAGGTTATTGATGCCAAGCTTCGCTATCCCAACACAGCACTGCTCTATATCGAGTTCGACTCCAGCCAGTTTAATGGTTCAGTACCGCAGATTTCCTGCGAACCCTATATGCGTGTTATCCGCGTGCCGGATAATTACGATCCCGTTACTCGTTCATATTCTGGAACATGGCAGGGTGGTTTTAAGTGGGCATGGACGGATAACCCGGCGTGGATTTTTTACGATCTTGTCGTGACGGATCGTTTTGGGCTGGGCGACAGGCTGACGGCAGCTAACATCGATAAATGGATGCTGTATCAGGTTGCGCAGTACTGCGATCAGCTTGTCCCTGACGGGAAGGGCGGTAGCGGCACGGAACCACGTTACACCTGCAATGTCTACGTGCAGGACCGTAACGACGCATACACAGTCATGAGGGATTTTGCGGCCATTTTCCGGGGCATGACGTACTGGGGCGGCAATCAGATTGTTGCCTTGGCAGATATGCCCCGCGATGTCGATTTCAGCTACACGAACGCAAATATTCTCGACGGGAAATTCACGTACAGTAGTAGCACGTCAAAAACACGGTATACCACTGCACTGGTTTCCTACTCTGATCCAGCGAATAGTTATGCCGACGCAATGGAACCCGTGTTTGAACAAGATCTGGTCAGACGCTTTGGCTATAACCAGCTTGAGCTGACCGCCATCGGCTGTACCCGCCAGTCAGAGGCGAACCGTAAGGGGCGCTGGGGCATTCTCACTAACAACAAAGACCGTGTGGTTACATTTTCTGTCGGGCTTGACGGAAATATTCCGCAACCGGGTTACATTATTGCTGTCAGTGACCGGGATCTGTCCGGGAAAATTACAGGCGGGCGTATCAGTGCGGTAAGTGGTCGGGTACTGACACTCGACCGCGAACCGCATGCTGAGGCTGGTGATCGCATCATGGTGAACCTACCTACCGGGGCATCACAGAGTCGCACCATTCAGGCTGTCAGCGGTAATAAAGTCACCGTTTCTACGGCATTCACCACAACGCCGGAGGCGCAGGCGGTGTGGGTGGTTGAATCAGATTCGCTTTATGCCCAGCAATACCGTGTCGTCAGCGTTACGGAAAATGACGACGGCACTTTTACCATCGTGAGTGCGGCCCACGACCCGGACAAATACGCACGTATTGATACCGGTGCGATTATCGACAGCAGGCCAGTGAGCGTGATCCCTCCCGGCAATCAATCCGTGCCGGGGAATATCGTTATTTCCAGCTACGCCGTTATTAACCAGGGGATCAGTCTTGAGACGATGCGCGCCAGCTGGGACCAGGCACCCAATGCCATTTCGTATGAGGCCCAGTGGCGGCGCAACGACGGGGATTGGGTGAACGTGCCGCGCAGTTCCACCACATCGTTTGAAGTGCCGGCTATTTACACCGGACGTTATCTGGTTCGTGTGCGGGCGATTAACGCGGCCGAAATTTCCTCTGGCTGGGGTTATTCCACCGAAACCACGCTGACCGGGAAAACGGGCAACCCGCCGAAACCAGTTGGCCTCATTGCGACCGGAATTAACTGGGGGATCCGTCTGAACTGGGGTTTCCCGGCGAATACTGCTGACACGCTGAAAACGGAAATTCAGTACACCGCCAACAGTGATTTCTCTGATCCGTTGTTGCTCACTGATGTGCCGTACCCGTCATCGGAATACACGCAGATGGGCCTGCGGGCAGGGCAGGAGTTCTGGTACCGCGCTCAACTGGTGGATAAAACCGGAAATCAGTCGGGTTATACGGACTGGGTCAGAGGCTTATCGAACGATAATGCCGATGATTACCTGGGCGATATTGCAAAAGATTTCCTGTCTTCTGACGACGGCGCTCGCCTAAGTAGTGACATTGATACCAACCTGGAAGCGGCCCTGCAAAACGCTCTGGCTAATGCTGCCACGGTTGATCACCAGTGGGCGCAGTACGGAGAAGTGCGGGCAGATATTCTGGTCGTGAAAACAACTATTGCCGAAGTCGATAAGGCAATGGCAGAAATGTCGACAACCGTGCAGGCTCAAATCGAAGATGTTACTGCCACGCTTGAAGACAAGCTGACGGCCACGATAGACACGGATAGCGCCACGGCAATTCATACGCTGAAAGCCGGTATTCGCATTAATGACGTTTTCTATAGCGCAGGGATGTCCATTGCCGTTCTTGCCCAGCCGGGACAACCGATAGTCACTCGTGTGGGATTCAACGCAAATCAGTTTGTGCTGATGAGCGGTAGCGGCGACACGCAATATTCACCGTTTGCCGTAGTCAACGGGCAGGTGTTTATCAGCGACGCCTTTATTCAGGATGGTTCTGTGGGCAACCTGAAAATCGGTAACTATATCCAGTCAAATACATGGGACGGGACCGGAAATGTTGGCTGGCATATCAACAAATCAGGTTACGCCGTCTTTAATGGCGTCACGGTTCGTGGGACTTTAATTGCAACAAATGGACAATTTTCATTTACCGGAAACTCTGGCGTATTAATTAACGCCAACGGCGTGACCGTAAATCTAGCAAACGGTGGGCGAATTGTTCTTGGAGCTTTTTAAAACATGCCAACAGGATTGCTTATTGATTTAAATGATGGCCGCCCGATGGTAATTACTGCAGGCATGCGCGCAGCAATTTATGTGGCCGATGTTTCATCGGCGGCAGGAAGGTTTACTATTCCCGGAGGCATTTCTGCTGGTGATCAGTTTATCTGGATGATTAACGATCCGGTCAGTATGTATTTTGCCGGAGCCATTCTGCATGTTAATTTTATCAAAAGCATTCAGACATCCGGGAATCAAATCTGGTGTGTGCAGGGTTCAAGTAATGTTCAGCAGAATAACAGCGAAGTGGTCATGGCCGGACAAATCTGGAAGATTGCCGCAGCCAGTCAGGCATCAAATACAGGGCTGTTGATTGCTGACTCTACAGACTTCACAATCATACCTACAGGAACGACAATAGGTAGTTGTATTTATTACAATACGATAACTTTTACTGGAGCCTGGACGATACCTTCAAACGGCGTCATTTTTGCCTCCTGGGATAATTCTGGCGTTGTTCTTGAGCGTTATGGTAACACTTTATATTGCAAAAAATATAATGACTCTGCAATTGGTGATCCTGGTGATGGCACTGTCACTGTCAGGGTTGCTGTATTCGCAAATGTCAGACCTCAACCCGGACCGGGATTGAATTATTTTAATGCGGCTGGTGAGTGCACATTTTCAACGTCTTCAAAACCGTTCATTATTCAAGGCTTTTACTCTCCTTCCGAATCATTTCAGTCGGTTAATGGAATGATTATGATATCAACTAATGGCTGGTATTCTAATTCCGGTAATGGCAAGGGCTATTATATGACAAGGAGGAAGGGGCTCAGGATGTCTGGTGGAAATGTCATGGTAGCGCGGGGAAGTTATTGGGGGCAAAACTACACGACATATTCCTTTAATAATCAGGATGGCGTCTTGTCTCAGTTAATACCCGTAATACCGAATTTTTACTAATATGCTCTGCATGGAGATATTTTATTTATGTCAGCAGGAACGTTAACTCTAACGAACAATTCAGCCGTCATTACCGGAAGCGGTACAGCATTTACAACCGCACTTGCAGCAGGCGATTTCCTGGTTGTCACTGTCGGCGGCATTACGTACACGCTGCCTGTTCAGTCGGTTGACAGCGATACGCAACTGACACTGTCCAGTAAATATAAAGGACCAGCGCAATCAGGACTGGCCTGGTCTGTGGTTCCTCGTACAACACAAAACCAGATAACCGCCGCGCTGGTGGCTCAGACAACAGAGGCGCTGCGTGGACAGAACTACGACAAGCAGAACTGGCAGGCGGTGTTCAGCAACAGCGGCGATATCACAGTGGTTTTGCCCGACGGCTCAACGTTTAGTGGCCCGAGCTGGAGAAAGATTGTCGATCTGCTGAACAGTATAGATCCCGACTTGATTCAGACGCTGGCAACACAAATTCACGCGGATGCTCAACAGGTGGCCGCTGACCGTACTGACATTGATACGAAAGCGTCGCAGGTGCAAATCGATGCGCAGGCAGCCAGTACCGCCGCCAGTGCTGCCACGACAGCAAACACCACAGCGCAGCAGGCAACAGAAGACGCCTTGACAGCAAAAACAGCCGCAGAGGCCGCCCGTGACGCGGCGCAGTCAGCCAACCCTGATAATCAGTTAAAAAAATTGCAAAATCTGGCTGATGTTTCGTCCATACCCGCAGCCCGTTCTAATCTGGATGTGTTTTCCAGAAGTGAAATCGGGCCGGAATTTATCAATGGCCTGAATCTCTCTGTTGCGGGTGCTGTTATTACCTGCGGGCCCGGTGCAGCATACGTTCAGGGGGGCGGGATTGTAAGGGTGGCGGGGACTATCACGACCACCGTCACCGGGTTAACAGCGAATACCTGGCGCCACGTCTATCTCTATCTGTCCGGCAGTACCCCGACGATTGAGGCTGTCACTACAGAACCTGTCGATTATTCCTATCCAGCAAAACAAAAGAATGGAGATTCAACCCGGCGCTATCTTGGTTCGTTTCGTGTTGACCAATGGGGTGGGATACTGTCGCAACTTTGTATTGATGGTCATTGCTTCTTTAAAGCCGGTGATTCCCTGCATCGCATTATGAGCAATGGATTGTCGACGACAAAAGCCGCGATCGCAATCAACTCAGAAGTACCGTCTACAGCAAATAGTCTGGACCTGCTGATTCTTAACGCCAGCACCGCGAGCCTGTCATACGTCGATGTTAGCTCAACATCGACGGGTGGTGCAGTTGGCGGCCTGCCACCGAACACAAAACTTACGTTAACACTACCGGCTGACGGATATCCTTACATTTACTACCTGTACGGGGCATCCGCACCATCACCAAACGGTGTTTACATTGATGTGGGAGGATACACATATGCCCGATAACGAAATTGACGTGAACGAGCCAGAAATTATTATCCCGGACCCGGAGCCAAATCCGACCATCTGGGCTGTGACTGAAACGTCATACCGCGCTGTGCTGTCAGCAGACGACCTGCAGCCCGGTGAAACGCTCGTTATTGGTGACAGGCCAGTAATCCAGGAACAGCGGGCGGATGCCGCATTGCTGAGAACACAGTTGTTGGCGATGGCGACTGAGAAAATAGCCCCACTGCAGGATGCGATTGATCTCAATATGGCAACCGATGATGAGAAAGCGCTGTTAACTGCATGGAAGAAATACCGGGTGCTGTTGATGCGCATTGATACAGCCACAGCACCGGATATCACATGGCCTGAACAACCCACCACTCTCTAATCAATGAGTTATTCTGCCGTAAAAATTAATCGTCAAAATGGCGTTGATCTGCCCGTCATTAAAAAAATACTGTATTCATATACAGTATCTATGGAGGGGGGATTATGCTCCGTCGTTACGAAATCAATGCCGCATTCCGCGCCGCTGTTCAGCGCAACCCGAAAGGCTACATGTGCCTGCGCACACGGTTTTATTCGTGAATTGCGACACTATAACCATCATTTTTCTAAGCGGGACGCAAACCGGTGGATAGAACTGAATCAACCTGAGTTCGTGGATAAACACCAGACCACAGCGAAAACCGGTTATGGATGTTACGCGGCATGGGGAGTATTCGCTAATGCAGACGCTTGATAATCTTTGCGGCGTAAACGCCAGCACGGGGCTGCTGCCTACAGCAACCGGCTACGCCGTCGTCGAGGCCAATCCTGGCAAATTGGAGCAGGGTTGTACTGTCGTTCTTTCATTATACGGTCGCCAGCAATTTGCGAAACTGATGGGGAAATCGTTCATTACAGAGGATGGTGAGGCGATTGAAGGCGAATCACTGGAAGACGTAATTGTTGTTGGCCGGGTGACGTTTTTCGTCAATCGAGTTGGGGAGGATGACTACCCGGTAATTTGAAAAAACTATTGGTATATGAAGTGGCGATAAGTCAGTAATTTGTTGATTTTATTGAATGTAAGATACAGCGTTTATACCACGTATGATTGATAACTAGCTGATTTAAATAAAAAAAGCATCGGTCTTGAAAACCGGCGACCCGAAAGGGTTCCAGAGTTCGAATCTCTGCGCTTCCGCCAGATTAAACAAGGGCTTACCATTAGGTAAGCCCTTTGTTTTTCTGGTTCTCAACACTTTCATAGAACAAATCACTGTAACGCCGATTAAGCTAACGATGGATGACCATCTTTTTAGCCACACATCGTCGCTTGTCCGCAGTTTAAAGCCCGTCAGGTCATTACTACCCTCATAAACTGAAATTGCTTCAGATGTCAGTTCGATGCCCCCAGTCTGTGCAATGAAAAATCCTTTTTCTCTCACATCTGCCTGCTAAACATTCCTGTCTGGAAAAACCGATCGCAGGGGAAACAACTCAACGCGTATGGGTCAGGTCATGTGGTGGCAATGGCTCTGGCATAGTCGACACATGGCCCCGCAGCTGTCAGTGCGCATCCCTGCATTACAAATATGCAGGCAATTTTCGCCGAAAGGCTAACGCCTTGTGAAATGGCTTAATATAAGTATCAGATAAGCACAGTTACATACTATTTACGCAATGTATAAAAAATCCCTCAGGATAGGGAAAGCCAGCCTTCGCCCCAGGGAGGCAACCGCCTGAAAACTTAAGAATCCCCTTTATAATGATTAAATTCCTCATGATGAATGAATACATTCTTTGAGAATCGTCCTGGTTTTCAATCGGCAACGATTAGCTGACTATAGTCATTGCATCCATGCTTCATTATTATTCCCTGGTAAATTTCTTAGCCGCTCTGTCCGGGCGGCTTTTTTTCCAGACAGCAAAAATGATCTGATACGATGACGCCCCTTCAGACACTCATTTTCCTCATGGCGAAGCATGCTTATCTGTTATTTCCTTCTCGCAACAGGCAAATCCATGCGCCACCTGAAAAAAATTATGCTTTTACAAAACGTTGCCGATAACAATTCCACTGACACTCTCTGAACAGGGAAAAGGGATAGATGAATCTGGCAACCTTTCTTGGTAAACAAGTGCTTGGCATATTAGCGGGTTACCAACGGGACAACGTGGTCATCCACATCTGCGGTGTTTACATTCAGTCGGATAACAGCCTGCGGGTTTATTTTCCGAAAGGACATACGTTTTCGGTGGGGGACTTAGTGACCCTGCATCTGGATAACCGTTCGGGTGTTGATGAGTACGATGCGGAAATCCGCGTATACCGCGCCTCATATAAAGGCCGCGTTGTCAGCCAGGAAGAAGACTGGGTGGTTGTCGCGCCACGGGAATGTCAGTTGATTCACGGGATGAGTGTCGTGCTTGATATCCGGGAAGAAGGGTATCAATTCCCGGTTGATGACAGGCCAGAACTGCCCGTGCCGTTTACCCGGCTGCGTGATATGCCTGAACCTGAATCGAAAGATGCGGTGAATAAAGTGGGCGTATTGATCACAATGGCTAACGAGCAGCCCCACACTACGGTGCTGGCGTTTTTATCCTCGGTCGATGATGATATTTTCCTCATCACTTTCCCCCACATGTTCAAATCCCAACTGCTGAAACGTAATCCACACTGCTTTTTTGCCATGGATGAACGTGCTCATTATACGTTTGAGCGAGCAATAGAATGGAACTATACCATTGTGGAAGGCGAGGCCTCTCTGGTGCCGTCAGATAGCCCGCTCTATGAGACCATTCGGGAGGCATTTATCCGCAAAAATCCCTGGGAAATGGGCTTCTTCCTGCAATCGAACATTGAGATGTACCACATCAAACGTCGGCAACTGGTCTGCTCCGGTTCACAAGGAACGTCGCACTAGTTTTGCGATACTATCCTCGGGGCCTGAACGTTCGAACGTGTTCAGGCCCGTCTGAACAAGAGAGGGGCTTTCGCGTTATGTGCTACGGGCGTACCGCGGTATAAAAAACGACGTATACTCATCGCACGCGCCAATATTCCCTTCTGATAGCAGAGCGTTATGACCCCGATTAAAACCCTTTGCCTGTGCATTCTTTGCATTATCGTACTCTCTCTTATTATCAGTCTTGCTCAGGCAATGCACCAGCGAGAATCGCGAGCGCAGGATGGGTGGTGGGCCGGCAGGCGCGATTCTTCTGGTTTGGCGCCCGATGCCCGGCAATATGCTCAACTGGCGATTGTTCAGGTTTATGCCGCGCCGACGTGGGGCTGGAAAGGTGTGGTGGCCGTCCATCCGTGGATCGTCTTTAAGCGCGCGGGTGAAACGGAATACAACCGCTACGAGGTTATAAGTTGGGGGGGCGGCGAAAATGTACGGCGTAATCGCAATACTCCGGATGGCTACTGGTACGGGGCGAAACCCCGTCTGCTTGTTGAACATCGCGGCGCGCAAGCCGAAGCGATGATCCCGCAGATTGAGGCGGCTATCGCCTCCTGGCCGTGGCCGGATACCTATCACGCCTGGCCTGGTCCAAACAGCAATACATTCATCGCTCATATTGGTCGTCAGGTGCCTGCGCTGAAACTGGATATGCCCGCGAATGCGGTGGGTAAAGATTTTCGCTCGTTGCTCAACCCTATTGGTTTACCGCCGTCCGGGCGCGGCATACAGGTGTCACTGCTGGGGGTTGCGGGCATCACCCTGGGGGCCGAAGAAGGATTTGAGCTTAACGTCCTTGGTCTGAGCATGGGAGTAGATTTCACGCCGTTGCGGTTACGTCTGCCGTTTATTGGTGGGGTGGGCCGCGATAACCTGCAAAACAGCGAGCCGTAA